ACCTAGATTAATCATATAATCTAAATATCTTGCTGAGTTGAACCCATCATTTGGCAGAGCTTTTAAAATCTTGTTACTTAAGGCTAATACATTTTTGAACTTATCCTTAATAGTTGTAAGGATTTTTTGTGAATCAAACTTCCCATCTTTTATAGCTTTGCGATTAATCGACAGGTTTTCATAAAGCGATTCTAGTTGTACTACTGCATTTTCTAGCTCGTATGTATGAGATTTCAAGAATATTACAGACGGATCTTCAAATACAAAGTCTACTCTGTATGCATATTCGCCTGATGTATAAGATCTATCTAGAATCTGTAACATTCTTACATCGCGAGATATACTCGGGAACTCCCTGAACTTAGACAGAAATGTAGTGTTACCGTTCTTGTCAACAGTAGTATCGTCTGGTAATGGGTTTTCTTTATAGTATGTGTTTTGTCTTAAGAATGAAACTCGGTTCCTAGGACGATTACTCCTAGTCTCATTAATCTTTATATCCTTACTAGAATCTAGAAGGTCTAGTTTGTAAAACTCAGCAGATGATATTGGTTGGTTTGCATATATATCACCAAGTTGTAGGTTCTTGATGAACGAGTTGTCGGATATTAGTTTTGTGTGGTTGTACAACAAAAACATTGAAATAGAATCTTGGGAGGTATTGGTAGCATAAAACTTGTAAGAAGCATCGGTATTATCAACGGTTGAGTTGTATTTGGCAATGCTATCATATATATTATTTGAACAAAAACCTATTATTTGATTGTAAATATTAGAATTTTGAACGTTTCCGATAGGAACTACTACTCTTTGAACTGGTACTGGAGATAGTGCTGTGCCCGGTTTGAAAGTGGCAAATCCTGTCGGTGTACTTTGTATTGGCAAAGATGTAACTTGCTGTCCTCTGGTACTTTGGCCCAAAGAAACATATGTTGTTCCTTTTGTTCTAACTTTACCATTGTGGACCACTATCAGTTCCTTTATGGGACCAGTGTATACACCACTTGGTAGACTAAAATTTGGTATCTGATAATGCTGGTTAAATGTTAACTCATCGAATCTAATAAAGTTAAATAATGTAAGATGTTTAATATTTTTTGGTATTTTGAAACTGAACTTTTTCTGGAACTGATAAGCTCTAGCTATTTTTGGCATGACGGGCAAGACAACAGGTTCTGCTCTTGACATCACTATTGGATTCACAAAGAGTGAGCCATTGACAAGAGACTCGACTTTATCAGTAGTCATATCCATGAAGCTCGTTTCTTGTAAGTAAGCTCCCGGTTGTCCTGCTTCAAATTTAGCCTGTAATACGGGTATAGAAGAGTAAACTTGATCGATCATGCCTCCTTCCACCATCTTGGTTATTAATGGATCCGTGCTTACCAACAAACATAGAGTATAGAACTGCTGTGGACTATTTGTTGGTGAATGGCAACATGTATCACACTCGGGATCAAAGAAGACTTTACCCTTCGGTGGAGGAGGAGAAGTTTGTAAAGAACCGGGATACGGACTAGGTGGCAAAGGAGATGTAGCTGGATTTCCTGTTATTGCTGGGATAGGACCAGGATTTATTGGTGCTGTAGCAATACCTGCTGTACCAGTAGATTGATCTTCTGGTAATAGGCAGCTTACTGTAGTAGGGCTTGAAGGAGTGGTATCAGCAGTTGGAGTTGAACCAGTGTTTACATCAAAAGTCCCAAAAGGATTTTCTAGAGTATTGCCGTTAGAGGGTGGAATAAGTGTCGGACTTCTAACTATGTCTTTAGTAGTAGAATCTGATTCTTCTTCATTAACTCCTTCGTGATCATTTGTATTGCCACTATTATCATTGTTACCAGAGCCTTTTACTAGATCTTCATAAGAAGTCAAGCCGTAGCTAGAAACTTCACCAGATTCGTAAGTGGAATCGGTCAAGACTAGTTCAACTTCTAATCTTTCATCCTCCAGTTTAACCTCGCCAATATCCGACAGATCAGATACGCTGTTAGTAGCTAAACTTTTACCAGTTCCCGAGTCAAATGCAAAACTTACCGGCATCCTGTACCTCCTGCGTTATCTTGACATCCCGGTGTTGTACTGGTAACTCCGGGAGCAACTTCTGCTACTACCATTTCGTTAGGATTGTAGCTTAGATTACGATCTGGACATTCGATATCATAGTCTAATCTGATATTATTGCCCTTTGCTATTGCACCGTTAGCTAAAGTGCAGACTAGTTCGTCTGGTATCTGTCTATCCAACTGAACGTTGAAATAGTTCTCGACTAAATCAGACTGCTGCGTATTATATAAATCGGTGTTCTCATTTCCATAAATCAGGTTAGATTGCAAAATATTTATTCTTTCTGTGGACAAGGAAGGTTTTAAGAATCCATTCTCGTCAACATCATCGATAGGACTTATCATCTGTAGCTTTTTCAGCGTATAACTACCACTATCTTGAACATATTCAAATATTTCTACATTAAAGTTTTTGTTTTTGTACTCGACACCCTCTTGAAACAAATCTAATGCTATAAAGTTAGATTCTAATACTATCCTGCTACCGTCTTCAAAAACTGGCGTTTCTCTCATCGAGTTATACAATGAAGTAATATTAGTGTTTGTTTGTGTTTCTCCTAGTTTAGAAACAAAGTCGGACCCAGATGGTACTATTGAAATAACATTTTTAAGCTCTACTTCGATTTGTGGTATCTTGAGATATCCATACTCTGTTGCATAACTGTTGGCCGAAGACGAGATGTTTGATCTAAGCATGGTTAGATCAAAAGACGGATATCTGTCAGTTGTATTTCTAACAGTACCTATTTTACTTCTTACTAAATGTTGCAGTTCTCTGGTTTTTTGAGAGTATCTGGCATTTTTTGCCATTAGAAGTTGTATTTTATTTTCTATTTTGGTGTCAACTTCTGTCATCGAGTCTAAAGGATCTAAATATACATTTGCATTATATTCGGTAGCTGCATCGTATTCTGACAGGTATGTTTTAGCTTCTTCAAGACGAACGTGTGGTTTGAGATAGATTGTGTTGTCAACGATTCTACCCACTATATCTTTCTGTTCTTCTGTAGTAAGACCACCGTATGAACCATCATATAGTATTTCATCATCTGAAAACGAGTAGTACACTGGTTTAAGCTTTCCAATAGAGTATAAATATTTACCCCATTCGGTAAGTTCAATATCTATTACTTCTTGTTTATCGTCAAAAAACTGAGCCATCTTGCACCTATACTAAGTAGGGTCCAGACATATTATCTGGTCCTAGTCTTTGGGGTCAAAGTTATGTTTGGCTGTGTTGTTTGACCGATTGTTTGATTAGTTGTTGTTTGGAACTGTTGAGGTACTTGAGCGGACGTAGGAGTTAGCAACGTAGTATTTTGTACCGATGGGGCGGTAGGTGCTACGGCAACTGTTGTAGTAGAGCTAATATTTGGGTTAACTCCGATACCTGTAATACCGATTCCCTGTCCGACTAATCCGCCTATGGGAATAGATGGTTTTGCGATTACTTCGAAATCCATTTTACCAAACTCAATCAGTGAGAAGTTATCATAAGGCCAGTTGTAAGAATATCTTTCTTGAACAGCATTGGAACGATTTCCAACCTGCGTCCTAAAAGAAGTAAATCTTGGATCTGGATTAGATCTCTTACCGAGTTGTTTGTCTTCGAAGTTAGTTTTGGCGCGTTGTTTGACTTTGAAGACTAGCCATTTTAAGTTAGCATTAGCGTTACCCTCAGTGGCTCTAAATGCATCAAGTATCTCGTATCCACTCAAGTCGTGTGATATTGTTGATTCAGAAAACTCTACTTTATTTCCTATCTCTGGAGCAATATTCTGCCACATTTTTACAAGATCATTTTGTGAGAATGTGTGAGAGAACTCAAAGACATACATAGAAATAGGGGCATAGTTCAAATCGTTTTCCTCATAGTTATAAAAATCAAAAGTAGGAGGGAAAACATATTTTCTCATTTTTCTATACAGATCTATCAAAGACTTACCGGGTTCCACAGGTATAGAGGGCTTGTAACTAGGATTATCTGCCATTTTTCTAGCTTCTACTGCTACTGGCCTATTGAGTTCAAAGAACTTTCTCTTGCCTTGACTTTCAACAAATGGTACCGCAACGACGGCTTCATAAACAGTTTTGGACTTCCCAATATCACCAACCCTCGTAGACTTCTTACGGAACTTTACGATATCCAATAGAGAAGCCATTTGAGAACTTGCTCCGTAAATATTCTTAATAGCAGTTGGCATACTTTCTTTTAGACGATTATTAATCCAAACGTTTTCGATTGGTGAAACTTCTAAGAAAATACCCTTATCTGGTGAGTCGGGTACAACTCCAAACTGATGCCACATACCAACAGCAACAGACTCAGATGCAACTGTTGGAAGCGTCAAAGATTGAGTGCCAATAGAGGAAGTAAAGTTTAGAACAGGTGTTTCAAATTTTGGTTGGATTACCCAAATGTGATCATTGGACGATTTATCTTCTTTAATAGTTGTCGGGTTGCCATTGGCATCAAAATCAACAGATTTAACTGGTACTTTGGAGAAGAGATTTATAGATGAAGTTAGTTGCATCGCAAAACGATTTGCATATTCTCCATATGGATGATTGTCGTATAGATTACCCCTTACCCAATCAGAACCAGAATCAACCCTCCAACAAACGACCCTACTATCGCCAAAAATGTCGTCAAGGGTATGGGTTGTTTGAGAGGCAGTAAAGATAATGTCTGCCCATGCTTCACCGTCGTAGTAAGGAGGGGTGAAGGCTAAATCATACGCGAACAAACTATCTGGTCTTGCTGATGATGTATAAGAGCCAGTATCTACATATTTTCTAGCTGCCATTGGAGGACCAAAAGCAGAAGGTCTAGAATACATGGTTAAGCTTTCTCTCAGGTCCGTTTGAGTAAACGAGTTCTGTGGTGTAGGATAGTTGTTACTAAAGATGCGTGGTACATTGGTGCTTCTGCGTAGTCTAACTCTCATAGAGTAATATGTTCCCGGTGTAAAGCCGGTAAACTTAGATTGTGGATCAGATACGAGACTAGCCATTTCACCTTTATCTAAGTAAAAGTCTACTACTTCAGCTAGGAAGTTATTAGCCATTAGTTCGTACAAATCATCACCATTACCATCCCAACTGGCGCTTAGAACGAGAGAGGCACTTGGATGGGGTTCCATATCAACGAATCTAACATCCTTTAGATATGATTTTGGATCATATATAGCTTCAAATGGGATTCTTAAATCAAATCCATTCATTCCACCAGAGCCGGTACCAAGTAAATAATATTCTGTATAACTTCCAGTAGAAGCAACAGTCTCACTTGGAGTTCCTGGGGCACCTGTTAGATCTGCATTCTGTATTTGTACTTTATCGAATGAAGCCGTATAAATAGGATAGTCTACTGCGATACCAGATTTGATAGTATTATACAGAATACCGGGAGCAAACAAAGGAGTGTAAAGCGGACGGAGTTTAATGTTATCTGCTCCACTAGTTAAACTGCCTGTGTCCGAACCTCTAGACTGTATAAATGAACCATACGATTTTGAAAACTGGAATGCTAAATCAACTGTTCTCTCCGAAGGATAGAAACCATCGTATGGAATAAACTTCTTTAAACCTTTAAACTTAAGTTTTATTGACTCTGGTTCTACGATTCCTTTGAGTTCATTTAAAGTTTCTTCTAGATTTTCGAAAAGATCCGATGTAGCATAAACCTTATAAAAATCTGTGTCTAGGCTACTAGAAGCAACTGTTGCACTAGATGTTATAGCACAGACTCCGAATATATCAAACATCCCAAGATTTTCTGACAAGAAGTTGCCTTGTTTCTTGTTAACATAATAATCAATAAAGTTTGATATTCTAAACTCTGGTAGTATTGAGTAAGACTGATTGTGTGGTCTCAGATCTTCTGCGAATCCGCCGTATGTATCATAGAAAGGATCAGTCGGTTGTTCTACAAACTCTCCATTATTATTAAAATACCCAGACTTGTTATTAGCTTCCCACTTAGTTACACCTCCAAAAATAGTTGCGTTTCCAAGAGGGTAAGCGTCTGGGAAAGATCCGAGGTTGCCAAGAGAACCGGTTGTTGTATTTGTAACGGAAAGTGTTGGTGTAAAAGAAAAAGCCGATCCTAAGAAATGTTTTCTTGAGTACAGTGGAGCTAATCGCAGAGATGCTTTAGAATCGGTGGTCCCTGTATGAACTAAATAATAGTTATTCTGCAATATACCTTCTCGGTAGTCTGCACCTTGTGCGTTTGTAATACCAAACGTCAAGCTGCTAACGGTTTCAAAGTTTGTTGATGCATCCAACGCCCAAGAGCTTTGGCTTATTGCAGTCAAAGAACCATTTGTAACCATAGCCTTTTTGGTTGCAAACCCCTTGATATTTCTATCGGTTCTAGAAGAACGCCAGAAGTTATTATCAAAGTTTATTCTCTTTCTGATTATATCTAGGCTTTGGTATGCTGACGATGGGTATACCATGTCCGCAAATAAAACGTTTCTAAGATCTATATTCTTGTTAGATTCAAGGAAGGATCTTATCTGTTTAACTTTATCAGAGTTTTCGTTCCTAATATTCAAAATACTATTAAGTTGTTCATTTGTAAAATGTGATACTTCATTGTTGACAGAAAGATTTATAATCAGATTTGTATTATCTGAGCCTGCTGTGAAAAGCATTGAAAATGGTTTATTGTCCAGTTCTACACATGGCTCTATAAACGTGTAAGTTTTTGGGAGCTTCTTTATTATCTGCGTTCCAAGGGTGTCCGAGATAACTGTTGTCAGAAGTTCTACGTCATCAACAGTATGCGAAATGGTATTAGTAGATTTTAGTTTTTTGATGTACTTCTTATCACCGTGACGTACTTGATACCAACTAGACTTTGCAAACTTACCGCCTCTTGTTGCTATAATAGAGTTCAATATATAGGCATTGTTAGTATTGATTGATGTTGGAACAAGTGAAGGATTGATATAGTTGTTAACACTAGCAGTCGTATCTAAGCCTAAAGTCATCGTATCTAGGTCGAATGGATCAACTATATTGGTTGTCATTCCATTAAAGCCAGTTCTTAGTTGCGAGTTAGCGACTACGGAATATCCAGTTGTAACTCCATCTATAAATCCAAATACATTTTTTCCGGTTGAAGTTGTGGCATAACTTACAATCGAAGAAGCGGTAACAAATGTTATTGCAGAGTTTACCCCAAGAGAAGATGAGTATTTGCCATCTACTGCCACAAAACCTGATGGCACTTCACCCGCTGTTGTTACCGGGAAACTATTATATGTAATAGCTGCATCAGTAATCCATGAGTAATGCAAATCGTTTCTCGGGATCTGATGTTGAACAAAATAGTTATCCGAGATAGAAGAACTAAAATACGAACTATCGGTTTGTTCCAAAACTCCAAGCTTGTTTCTGTAAACACCGTGGAATGATGCTGTACCGCTGTAATCAGCAACCACCGGTATTGAACCACTAGTTAGTCCATTTATTTCAGAACGAGTTGTCAAGAATGTCCTAAGTGGCAGTCTAACAGAAAGATTCCTGAACGGTAGAGCATTATAGACGCTATATTCACCGTGAGCGGCATCTAGACCGGGACCACCTAGATTATCTCCCATTGTAGCTGGATCGCCGGGGGCCGAGAAACGTTGCACAATCACGTTTTTATTCGTTGTGCGTGCTAACTTTGTATAATCAGAAGTGCCGCTAACAGCCCATGAGCCAACTGTAGAAGCGTTGAAAGGAGTATCGTTGAAAGATAGATCGTTTTCACTTCTACCAGTTGTCGAAACAATATCTAGAGCAAGATTGTAGTTACCAGCGACTGTAGAAGTAGAACCAGTAGAGTGCGCTATGTTTGCAAGGTTTACTGGTCTCTTTGCCATACCATCTCTGGACACAGTAGTTCTTGGTTTTGTAATATCACGATTTGTTATTGTGATAATACCAGAAGTTAGATTCATATCATAAGCTTCTGGTCTAGTATTGGAGTCGTATTGGTTTAGCTCAACGTGTCTATGTGCATGACCACCAACATACCTTTCGGTGAATGGACCTTGCATTGGAACCTCAAAGTCCATGTCATATACATCTGAGTGGTGTCCAACAATATCAAAACGCTTTCCCGTACCAAATCCTGCTATTAGTTGGGCTTGATAACCTGTATTTGGTACCCCAGAAGAAGCACTCATGAAAGTGAATGGAAGTACCGAATATGCTCCAATCTGAGTTGTGCCGAACGTAGCGCGGAACTTCATTCTCACTTTCTTAAGTTCAATCGGAGTTTTTACAGGTTCTAGCAGTTTGATTGTGCTGATGTCTTTGCAATCTTCTTGTTCCTCAAAGTTGTCGAGAACTAAGGTTGCGCCGCTGAGACTAGCAACAATGGCCTTCCAGACTTTAGTAACAAATCCCTTTGGAGCATTTAGACCAACAAATAAGACTTGTTCCACTACTTGTGAGAACTTTGAATCCAAAGACATATCAAAGTTATAAAGTTGTGTAAATCTGCGTACTGAGTAATCAGAACCATAGTATGCTGTTCCGTCTGGTTTGGCTAGAAGAGGACCAGAACCAGATGTATGGGTAGTTACAGTTCTTCTTATATTTTCTCTCTGTGCGTCTATTACAGAGTTCCCAGAAGTTATGACAGTTCCGTTACGTTCTGCTCTACGATTCCACCAATAACAGTTCTCGTTCTCCACATTAGCGATTGGATGGTAACCACGATTCCAAGGATACAACATTTCGGCAATACCGAATACACGACCTTCGTAGTTACGATTTTTATATTTCAGAAGCGGATAGTTGTACTTGTAGTGGTTTCTTTCTAGTATATGACTTTCGATAACATTAGTAACTCTATCACCGGCATCAGCAGTGATTGGAACTAGCTGTCGTAGCATCTCCGACAAAGATTGGTCAATCCAGCGGTAATAACTAAAATATCTATCTACATCGATTATATTACCAATCTTCCTAAAATACAGCTCTCTCAGGTTATTCAGTTCTTTGTGTTCTTCTCTGTATCTTTGAGCAGGTTGATGGTATAGATTATTCAGTTCTTTTAAAGAAGAAAACATATTTAGCATGTCTTTCGAGACATTTCTAAATGGACTTTTCTCAAACGAAAAATAGTAGTTTACAGGAAGAATCTCTTTTGTAAATGTTTCGTCATCTGTTGCAGGAGTTTGTATTAGATCATAACTGTTTATCTCATCTGGTAGCGATTGTTCAGCAAAGTTTATATATTCTTTGCTTATAACTGTACTATCTGATGCTGGGAAGTTACTTGCTTTTCCGCTGTATATAACATTAGTTATATCCGAAATCTGACCAAAAAGTGATTTAGAGTAAGAACCTGATGAGATATCGAATACTGAAAACTCTCCAGATGTATCCGAGCCAGTAACAGAAGCAAAATCCCAATGTAAAGCTAGAGTTTCTATCTGCGGAACATATGTACCTGACACCACTGACTGATTCAAAAATGCATTTCTTGCAGCATTTGGCATACCATAAGAAATAGGGTTTTGTGCGTGAAAGTCAATCGTATCGCTGTCTAAAGGATACAACCAATGTCTTAACGAACCGATTCTGACATCTGTTTTTACGTCTGCTGAGCCTGTTATATTGTTCCTGTGTGCGCCCGCGTAAAATCTCTTTGGAGTAGAAGATAGTGTTTTACCTTGATCATAAGTTAAAGATTGAGTTAAATAGAATGAATCTATAACTATATCTAGTTCTTTATTAACTCCATAAAACTCAAGTGTGTATGTACCACTTACACTACCAGTTATCCCTTCGGCATGTAGGAACTTGTCTGGTCTTAAAGTGATAGCAAAATTCCATTTTTTATTGTCATAAACGGAATAAAAAATGCTGCTTGTTAAATATACGTTTGTTGTTCCACCGATTGTACCAGTCAATATAAAAGAAGCATCAACCGATTCTGTGTTTGTTCTTGAACTATAAACTTTCAGATTCGTTTCATTTGCAGGAAAAGTGAAATCTGTCGGTGCTGCTGTATTAGCTTGGTGAAAACCAACTATAGAAGATGTGGTATGCAGAGTAAAGAAATATCCCGCATCTGCAAACTTTGGTTTCTTTGGAAATATAGCTTCTGTTTCAGTTGTAAAACCAACTTCTCTTAAGTTAAAAGTAGTTAGATTTCCCGAAACATAGGAGTTGTTTCCCGGAGTATGATGAATACTAGCATCAAAGTAGGCTGGATTGTGGAAGTTAACAAACTTCTTTCCTATCGATGGGAAATCATATCGATTATCGTACTTATATCTTGTATTGTTTGGATATATTGAAATATTAACAAGATCGTCATCTACACCAAAGTTTCTTATTAAGTTTCTAAAAGACTTCTGTGTACCCTTTGACTTGTAGATGTAGACCAAGTTGTTGTATACATTCTGATATACTTGATTTTTAATGTCTGTTAGTTCTTCTTCAAATACTTTCTGAGAGTCTGTGTTCAGAATCTTCTCGTATAGCTTAGCATTTTCGAAAATATTTGGACTGACAAATCCCTGATTTGCCAGAAGTTCCGAGGAGAATGGTATCGGTTTCCCGTAACTTGCGCTAATGTATTCCTTATTTTTGAGCTTATTTAGCGAATCTATGGATAGATACATTTCATCTAGTTGATAAGCCATTATCTGTGTTAGATTGAAAAGATTACCATTGTAAGTACCCTCAGAATCTGTAGCACGATCCTCGTCTATAATCCAAGAGGGCATAGAACCGTATAGAGATGAAATATTTTGGCTATCATGCTCGCTTCCAGAAGCCAATAGCTCTTCTCTAAGAGAAACAACGCTTGGATGTGTTTCTCTAATGACTGGATCTAGGTACTCATAGTTTGTTGCATTTGACAGAACCATAGCAGAGCCGGTAGATCTTGCAGATGTACCGGGGTATCCGTACCAGATACCATTGCTAATACGTCCAGAGTAGTCCAACACTGTTGAATCGATGGAAGTGTCTCCGACTATACCCTCGTTAAACTTATAATAGACACCTAGTTCGGTATTAGAGATATCAGTGTTTGTACCACCGCCAACTTGTGTTCTATAGTAGAAACTTATCTCCTTTTCATCGCGGACTGATTTCCAGTACCTGAACTCGTCTAAAGACGCGGATAGTTTTCCGTATCCTGTCATATTGATACCGTGATAAGTACTACCAGATGGACTTGTCTTTAAGGCACCAATAGATGCTACCATCGCACCATCTACAGTATTCATTGCTTTACCAGCAAATGTACTCAAATATTCACGGCTACCATTTACATATGCCTTAACTGCCAAATCACTTCCGGTATTCTGGAATGTAAAAGCATAGTGTCTCCAAGTATTGTCACTAAGACTTGAAGTTGTAAAGTTTGTTATAGAGATGGTCTGGTTGATACTGACTGACCCAGAGGACATCTCAAAATAGAAAGTCGATAATCCATCGGCAGAACCAGTAAGACCTAACAGAAGTCTTCCATATCCAGAACTAGAAGATACCTCGCTATTCCATAAATCGAATATTACCTCTTTTTCATTTGAAGTGGTAGAATATCCGCTCTTCTTTAACCAGAACTCTACAGTTGCACCGTATGAAGGATTGATAAGGAGGTTGTTAGTCCTTGTACCCGTTCTTCCATCAGGTAGTCTAGAAGCTGTTGCGTAAACATCCGTCTGATATTTGTTGGCATCATCAAATGTTTCTGCCAAGGGATTCCCTATCATACCTTGAGAAGCGGTGTGCGGTCCTCCAAATAAATAAATATATTCTTTGGAGGTTGGGTTACCGTAGCCTCCTACTTTTCCACCACTAAAGTTGTAGTTGTTGGTAGATAGAGTAATAAAACCGTTATATCTTGGATATCTTTTATCTAGTAAATAAAGTTCTAGATAAGTACATTTTTCTAGGTATTCATTAAGTTCTTTCTTGGAGCCGTCGTATGGGAACTCATTTAAAATATTAGTTATTGATGAAGAGTAATAGTTTTCAGCAGATCCAAACTTCACAAAGTTTTTTGGATCTGAGAAATCACTAAGCGGAACAAATCTCTGGGTAGCTCGATATTTTGCGGCGATATTATCATACGACTCAGCATACAGATATATATCGCTGCTATTGGTATCGGTTACAGGTACTGTGTTCTTTTTTTGGAGTTCGAATAAATCTTTGATGCTCATTACTACTCTACTCTAAACTTGAAAGTCTCGGGTTGTTCAACATAAGATCCGATAGATCCGTTGTAATAAGAGAACTTTATAGCATAACTATAACCGGCTTCAAAAAGATTCGTATCTAAATCAAAATAGTTTCCTTCTGAGTCGTAGGAAAGTGCCGTATGTTGTGTGCTGCCTGTTCCGTAAGCTATTACGTCCAGATCGTCTATAACGCGATAAACCTTATATGAACCGCTTTCTACAATGGAGGCAACAGGTGTTGCTGTCGCAACCGTATAGACTGTAGGAGTCCAGTTTCTAGGTCTTGCGTAAACTCTAAATCTTTCTGTTTGCCCCCTTGTATAAGTAGGTTTGAGATTTGTTATTTGAGTAGTAAACTGTTCTGCATTGGCCGAAGATTCTCCAGCCAGAACTTGTGGTTCTATTGAACCTGTGAAGTATTGGGTAGTTAGATTTCCGTTGTGCCATACGTCGAAAATCGTTTCTAATGGGGTTGTGGCAGCGGTTAGTGCAAAGCTAGCCGAGTAGATACCCGTAGACACCCAGCCGCCTGTAACAACCGTTGGAGAGCCTGCTGTAACGCTTATTCCATCAGCCACAAGGGTCAATGCCGAGGCGGTCGGAACGGTCGAACCAGAGAAAACCGATACATAGACGTTACCCGTTCCAACGGCTGGAATATTCCTGAGAATACCACGATGGTAGTTATAAAAGTAGATTGTATTTAGATTTTCGGCTGCGGTAGACAAAGAACTACTGTAGAAGAAGTTAGCTCTTTTATCTTTTTTAGCACTATTGAAGCGTGCTTCGATTACTGGTCTTCTGAAGAAGAACTCTGACGATCTTGCAAAAAACCTTTTAGTGTAAAGAGAAGTAGTCGGCGCGCTCTCGGCAGAACCAGAGATCTTTATAAGTAATCCATCATTTGGTTTCGTACCAGCTAACCATTGTTCCACTATATCACTAACATTTACTAGTAGATCTTCGGTCCCATCAGTTCCGAAAGATTGAGTGAATACTGGAGTAGAGTAATAATCTCCCCCTTCGGATACCCACCCAGCCGTCGCACTGGCACTAATCCAGTTAGAAACATCTGAGTCTGAGTAGTCATCTAAATCTAATCCTCGGCCTTCTGTCCAAGAACCGCTAACTGCTCTTATTTCTAGATCATAGTTTCTTGGTACCGAGTAAGCGTGGGCTGCATTAGTCATTTTAAGATAAAAAGAAACGTTTCCAGAAGCAGCTAATAAACCAGATGATCTATCTGTTGTCATCTGATTAGTATCGAACTGTATTAGCATTCTGCTTTTTTCTATAGAAGAACTAGAAGCCTGTCCATAAATAACAAAAGTCTCCAAGACATCTGCGAGTCCTGTATTAGAACCAGTTGCCCTCGTTATCAAATCGCCCTTAAAAGCGTTTGATATTGTATTATCTTTTGTAGCATTGTAACGTTTTATGGCCATTATTCAACAACTCCTACTAAATCTAGATCAGAATATTTTAGTTCCATACATACATTCTTCGGAACTATCAAATAAGTTCCGTCTGGAGATAAAGCTGAGTTAAAATCAAAACTATTTGATGAGTAATAGCCGTCAACTCTTGGTACTATTTTGACTTTTTTAGAATCTATAACTCCCCTTACTTGCTTGTTTAAAACAGAATAAACTTCAGAGATAGAAATCATCTGTCCAAAATAGCCGGGTCTTGCAAAATGTTGTGCTAGTTTTGTTTTGGCATCAGCTAAAACTTGTTGTTTATCATAGATTTTGTCTACTAAAATAGTAAACTCTACACCATAGTTTACGACGATACCATCAAGTATATCAATGGTGTCGTGCATCATCTTATATCTATTCAGCCAGTTTTTAAGATTTTCTTTTAAAATACCCGTTGCTAACTCTAGTTTCCCATTGATATCGCTGGCAAGGACAAAGAGGTTGATATTTCTTTTAAACGAGTTTGAATCTTTATATGCAGCGGCGCGAGCAATAGAACCAAACTTAGCTGGCATTGCATACGAAACAGATTCTAAATCTTGTTGAGTTACCGCCCTATGTTGTGTGGCAAAATAAGAACTAGATCTTGCTCTTATTTCGTCGGTGGTCATGAGTGTGCTTTGTCCAACAATCGGCTCTTCATTTACGAGTTCTACGCTACTCCTGATCGTTCTTACCACATCGGATGCTAGTGAAGGTTCATCTGTGAACTCTAGTATTGCATCGACTACTCTCGTTAAACGACCCACTGGTACGTTGACAGTATCACTTTCATTGTATCTATAGGTTATTGTTAGAGTAGTGTCAGAAGGAGATACACCGAGTTTATCGGAAAGCATCAGTTTATTTGGATCAAATCCTTGTTCTGTTTCGTAATCACGGCCATATCTATTCAGTAAAACACTATTGGGTTCGGCATAACTTGGATTATTTAGTGTGTCTTCGGAACCAAAACCAAACTGTAAGTATGGAACTCCCTCTCTAGTCATCTCAAATGTGAATCTTCTTGGGACTGAGAAAGGTCTTAAGATTGATGGAACTACTGTTTTATCGATCCCTTTATTCTCTATCTCTCTATATACTACATTTTGTGTCAGATAATCTACTTCGTAATATTCATGGCCCTCATTATCAAGAACCTGTATTATTTCATTAATGTTACGTCCGCTTAACGATACTCGTTTAAACTTCTCAAAAGATCCAACTTGAACTATTTCTGTTCCCAATCTGCCAGAGATAACTTTACCAGATTTTCTCAAAGCATAATAGGTTGGTATACCAGTAACTGTATTTATTCTGGCTGGTACTATATCTGTGTCTGGTGTATCAAATCTAACATCGTCTAACAAAGTAAATGTTGCGTTAGTGGCACTACTAAATACGGAGTTTTTCTTTAGTATTGGAAAATAAGATCTGTCTGGGCCACTCAAGGGAGAAGTTGAGTTAGCAGGTATCAAAACATAAAAAACTGCCAATCCAGATGAACTTGATGGTCCCTTAAACTTGAAACCGTTCTGTTCAGCTAGTTTCTTGACATTATTATATTCTACAGCAGTTGACAAAAAAGATTCATTAGCTTGATAGTCTAGGTAAAATGATAAAATATCTCCAACATAGGATACACTGTCTAGCATCAAAGCACCAAAGCTAGCATCGCTAAAGTCTTTGAACGAATCTGGGTAGTATCTCCTTGCGAACTCAACCAAATCAGTTTTGATTGTTTGGAAATCTCTGGAACTGTATTTGATTAATGGTCTTTTAGGATTACTACTCATTTAACACCGCCTTATTAAATAGATGATTTTAGATTTTTATACTGTTATCTCTATTGATTGATTTGTAGAAGAACCAATATTGTAAATCATTTTTACTCGTATGGCATTATTATTAACTAAGTCGTCAGACACAGTTAACGAGACAATAGATACCGCAGGTATGTATGTATTCATCTGCGACAGAATCCTCTCTCTAATAGTACTTTTTACTGATGCTGAGAGTGGTTCGTGCAAGTAGTTTCTCAAACCTACACCGAATCTTGCATCCATCATTCTCTCACCGGGACTAGTCAAAAATAACATTTTTATATTCTGCTTTACAACAGTATTGATGTTTTTATTTAACGCAAATGCTCCGTCTAGATCTGAAAGAGTTAGTGGTAACTTTGGAGAATAGCCTTCTGCCATTATAAATCCTCTAGAATAAGTAGTTATGATTAGCCGTTGTTGGCTGAACCGTTCCCATTAGTTGGATCTGGTACTAGCCTCTTAGAGTTACCTGTGCCTATAATATCAATCAAGTCTCCAAGTCCCTCCCTATCCTGTGGTCTTATACGATTTGCGGCCAAAATATCATTCTGTATATCGGATATCATAACCAAAGTTTCCTTTGTAATATTACGAATACCAAATGTTTTTGTTTGCTCGATCAACTCTGTTGTTATCATTTCTTCATTTTCATCTCCTTCGCCTCGGTAGTTGAGGTCAAAAGAGTTATAAGAAGAATAGAACACTTTTCTCAAAGTTGTATAGAAAGGAAGTAATATGTCTTTTTCTTTCCTAGGGAAAACTTTGTTATTTACACGACCAATACCGCCCCAATCAATAGCAGAACCAATAGAGGGAGTGAAAGCTTTTGTTGCATATATCGCACTCAAAGAAGCAAAATACCGTAATGGTATAGCATAATCAAACATCTTCTTATAATCTTCGGAACAAATCATTTCATTGAATAGCCTAACATCTAGTTGTCTTGTAAGCGGGGAATGATCGATCCAAGATTTCTTATCTGACCCCTTGCTAAGCTCTCTGCCCAAGCTATCTGGGCTTATAATATTAGAGGTTACAGCACTAGTAAGAGAAGTATCATTATTAAGATTACTAATATAGGAATCGTATATGTTCTTAAGATCTGCAAATGTCCAATCTACTTCTATTTCGTTCTTAAAAATCGGAATGCCATATCCGGTTTCTTTACTAAAAGCCTTAAGATATCTTACTTTATCAGCAATAGGAATACCATCACTCAAAGATTGTAAATAGGTAACGTCTTCTGACGAAGGACTAGCTGTATAAACCTCTCTTACAACTGCATCTTGCATATACCTGTGGAACCCTTCTTCAAACGTAATATCAGAATCTGGCTGCATTAGCAACATTCTAACACCATATCTAAAAGTTCCAAACTTGAAGAATAGTTTAGCCGACATACTCATTGCATTTGATGTGGAAGATGAGATCTGTTCCAATGAATCAAAGAAACCGCTACTGCCTAACCAATATATAAATGTACTTAAGCTGCTTGGACCACTGAACACTCCTTCTGTTAGCGGAGTAGCAGCAATACCATATCTACTTCCTAAGAAGTTGTATAACGCTATATCTATTAGTTGTTTAACCTGTGAAAATAGTGGGCTAGTTTGACTAGGCATCTCAGTTAAAGGCTCAAGATTTATGTAGTGTTCTAAGGTTATTGGTAGAGGAGTTTGGCTGAAAACAAGAGGCATGTTGGTCGCACTCTCACCACCGATTATGTAGTTGTCAGTTCCTAGTTTCTGGAACTCTGCACCGTCAGTGGCCATAACCTTGTATTTCTTTAGTTTACTTTCAGGAGCCATATTACCCGTACTACTCTCAACGTTTAAAGAAACTCCTTGATTGTCCTCTATTCTTTTAATAACGTTTTCTAGATTCTGAGAATATTGAAAAACAATCATGTCTTCGAATAACTTTCGGTCTATTGCCTTAGTGTCCTCTGGGGATAAAATGAAATCATTACTAAGTCTATTTCTCTTTTCTAACTCAATACCATTTATAATCTTTGGAGTTAAAAACTCTGGATTGAACTTTAGGTAGTCTACATCAGTAAGTTCCGACTGGTTCTTCAGGTATTCTCTTACTGTTGTACGAATCTGTAAATCTGATGGGTCATTGAAGTTGAAGTTTGGAGTGTAAACCGGTTCTTTCGGATCGCTATTCAATCTGCAAGTATCATCTGGATGTGGTTGCTTATTATACAGTCTGTTGAAGAAGAAACCATTTAGATTCCTATCGTTATTAGCTTCCTCAGTACCATAAAGATAAGAATAGTTTAAATCACTGGTAAGCAGATTGCCTACCGAATATAAGAATGCTGGGTGGTGGGAGTACACATTTCGTAAATGTGATGTCTTATCGGAGGCTGCTAGATCTTCGCCATTTTGAACAAACGGACCACCATTGACAGGAGTTGCTATAATATTTGATTCTTTTACTAAAGTAGGATTCAAAATGCTCAGTTGTTGAGATATTCTTTCTAACTCAGTTTTAAATCTTCTTCTAAGCAAGAGATCAAACAATGATTCACAGTCCTGCATTATGAGATTCCAATACTGCTTTTGTAAAGAAATCTGTGTTTCTCTTCTTTGTTTAGCAGTATTAAGAGTGTTGTTCATTCCTCTGAAACTTCCTTGCGTGTTAACAAGACCAGTTGTTATAGTTCCTAGAGGATATCCCGGTGTTTCAAACTTACCTATTTCTTCAAATGCATTAAAATATGCCTTCTCGGCATCTGTCAAACCACTATCAGGTAATCCAGATTTCCAAATATTTGCTTTCCTAAGTATTTGGCTAAGTATTTGTTGTTCGGATTGTGAGAGTTCTAAATCTTTTGCGTCTTTTCTTCTAAGCATGATAGTGACATAAATCTCCATTATCATGTAGAAAAATCTCTTATTTTTACTAAGTTCTGTGGCTTGTCTAGGTCCAGCTTCAACGGCATAATCCTTGAATCTTTGCACCAGAAAGTCATAATATACATTATCAAATATATTATCATTTACTACAACACTGTTCATAAACGAAAATGCTTTATAATAATGCTCAAAACAAAATACTCTTATCATCATATCGATAAGACCGGACATGCTAACCATAGATGATTTTTTTACGATTAAATCAAATGGAACTTGATTACTGTAGTCTTTTGATTGCCTAGTTTCTTCTTTTATCTTCGTGTAAAGTCTAGCAGCTTCATTGGCGATACCAGCGAAATCAGGCACCGGATTTTTAGGTGGATTGGAAGTCTCGTTAGATTCTCTAGTATAGAGATTATATAATCCATTCCAATCATCAGTTAGTTTCTTATATACATAAAAACTAGGACTGTCTTCGGTACCACCAAATCTTGTAGGATCTACAGGATCTAACATTCCTGTGATTGTATTAGTGTGCAAGAGATTTAGTGTGTTGATTCTTTCGTCATCAAAACCAATATTAAAAGTTTTTCCGTTAAGTGCCGGGAGTTTCATTATCCCGTCCAAGAATGTGTTGGAAGTGTGACGATACAAATCCTTTACGAGATATTCAACATATTTAGTCGCTTGTGGAATAGTAGAAGGATCAATATTTAAGTTATTCCGAATACCTTTAAGAACTATGTCTGCGAAGACGGCTGCTTGAGGAGATGTGTCGGTACCTTCTAGATTGTAAAGAGATTGTACTTCTATTGAAGAGACTGTGTTCTCATTTATGGGAATGTAATAGTCATTTGGTTCTTTAACAACCTCTTGATATTCGATAGTCTTATCAGAAGACATAAAGTTTGCTGCTCTAGAGATTGTATTAGATACTTCATTTTGCTGAAGTTGGTATTCATTGGCGTTTAGCTGAGTGCTGTTAAAAGTTTTAACGGTAGAGGGATACAGATCAATGATTTTGGTTCTTATACTTAAGTTTGTAGCTTCTCCTTCATTGATAGGAAAGATGAAAAAGTTATAGCTCTTTGTCCTGTAGTTAGGACTACCAGAAATAGTATTTGAGCTTTCTTTGCTGCTTATTCTTCTAGAATATTCAGGTAATGTAGGAGGTGCTTTCTTGTCTCTCGTTATTAAAGCTACGCTCTGTTCTAACCCCTTAACATCATTGTATGAGTTACTTATAACACCGGGACCACTAAAACCTGCCGGATTTAATATATTTTCCTTATTTCGCAAAACCCATTCTGGAACGTAAATAGGTTTCTTGAACTGGTACGATTTGGTGGATAGGTTGGTTTGTCGAGTGCCCGGTATAGTTAAGTCCTCTATATAACTTTCTTTTAAGTCGTATATACCAGTATAACTTAGACCTCTTATGCCTGATCCTACATCTCCTATTATTTCAAACAGTTCTGGGTATCCTACAGGGAAGGTTGATGCGTTTTGATCTATAAAACTATTAAACTGGTCAGTATTGAGTGATTTTATTTTTTGTATTCTCTGTTTAACGGTTTCCGTCAGCAAGGCTGAGTCTGTTGAAAAAAGACCAGTTTTCTTGCGTGTAATCGAATCAAGATTACAAAACTCTTCTAAGTTTGTCCTCATCCAACTTGATAGTTGTTTAGCCTTATAGGAGACTTTAGGATAGTCTTTTGATAGTTCGGTCACTGGAGCAGACTGGTTATTTGCGCTAGCTTCAATCGAGGCTGCAAGTTGTGAGACTGCGGCTTCTGACGCCAGACTGTTGTTTATGATTTCTTCCACTTTCTGATATGATGGATAAGCTAGACCATTCTTACCGCTTAGAAGGCGGCTAATAAATCCTCTGTCTCCAATCATATTTGAATCTAAAGTTTCCACAACCGGTTCAAATGCCTCGGTATATATACGGACTAGCTCTTGATTTATGAAATCAGTTACTATTTCTATAGAGTTATTTGGACCGCAGTTCGGCTCTCCAGTTTGTATGAGAGGTATCATACTATCTATCGGATTATCATCGTTTAAAAGATCTAAAAACTTTTGAGCTTGAAGATTAGTTATCTCACAAACCTTATTTATTTGTATCTCTATGTCAGATTGATCCAATCCTCTTTCAGATAGTAACGAAACACGAAGATTATTATATAAACTGTAATACTCTGGAGTTGCACAGAAAATACCGTTTACAGGTAGATCTACCTCTGTTAATATCATATCGCAACCGGGATCAGCAAATGTTGATATAGAACCAAAAAATCTTACAATATCATCCATCTCTTTGCTGAATCCAGCATCGGGGTACCTTACGTCAATGATATTTCTTATTATCTCTAGAGTTGGTAAAGTGGGATTACCCGACAATAGCTCACAATATTCTCTTTCTGTCAATACGCTAGTCGTAAGTGAAATGAACTCGTTTAAGGTAGCGATATCGATACCGTTATATAGACCCACAGAGTTGGCAATATTAGCTAATAGTTCGGCAATAGAATCTATATTTATTCCTCTAGGGAGAGAACGATATCTTTGTCTAATATCATCAGCTATTTTTCTAGCTGCATCTAAAGGATCGACAGTTCTGTTTTGATCTTCTGGACCGAGTTCTTCGTTGGGTACTATTTTAGCTGCTAGCTGGGCGCAAGAAATATCTGGTATTAAGCTTTGTAGATATGCTAAAACCATCTTGAACAAGATAGTCGTTGCAATATAGAAGGTAGAAGACAAAGTGGCTAATAAAGCTGTTTCCACTAGCTCTAGTCGATTTGGAACTTGTATCTTCGGTAGATTCTTTTTACCTAGTTTTGCTGGTTTGAATCCACGGAAAAAGTTATCGATTGCTTTACCCAAGTCTCTATATTTATGGAACATCTCCGGTTCTGGGAGTTTGCAGTTTTCTAACCCGTCGAATAAGGACTGCAAATCATCTTGGGCACCAGTAACTAAGTTAGTTAAATCTTCTGACAGGCTAGAAAGTGATATATCACCTAACAAATCCCCGTTTGCATCGCGAGATACTAGCTTTAGATCTAAGCCAAGCTTTCCATTTTGCATAAAGCTAATCGATGCACTACTCACCTTTTTAAAAGTTTCAGGATCTGTAGTATCTATCGAGTCAGGATTAGTAATAACTAAAATCTCATCCCAACTAACAACTGACGCTAACGACTCTGGTAGGTCTGGTTGGGATTTAATATGATCTAAGAAAGCTTGTTGTATTTTAGAATCAAACTGGCTTGATGTAAGTATCGAGCTTAAAAATCTAGAGACTAATGTAAAGGTATTTGATGCTTCTTGGAAGTTCTTGTCTTTGATTGATTCAAATAGCTTTTCCATAAGAACATCTGGGCTTAAGTTTTTAAGATATTCTTCGACATTAAACTGTGTAAGTTGTTCGATTGGGATAGACCTCGCGATTGATGCTAAACCTATGTATCCTAACAACTTTAAGCCATTCAAACCGAAAGCTTCCAGTAGTCTTTCACGGGCTTCGCGACCAGAATCCGTCTTAGAAAAGAAACCATTATCAGTATCTTTTGACAACACAACGTTTTCAGTTAAGGAATCTACTAAATCATTAAGTACTTCCGCTAGTGGGTCATTAGCACTTAGATTTGCGTCATCTACTAGTAAAGCTTTTAAAGACTTTTTAGTTGGATTTCTTAGGAGTTCGTCTTCTTTTATTTTATCCGAGTACGATTTAAAAGGATTCTTATTGTACTCATTTGCGAATGGTTCCAAGCCTTGTTCTCTAAGATCTTGTAGGACATCATTCAGCACTTGAGTCGCAAAATCTTTCAAGAATCTTGTTCTTGGAGCTTGCAGCGGATTGTTTGAGCTACTAACCGGATCGTATTGTATCGGTGGGTATCTTAGTGTTGCAGCAAACTCTTTAAAGTTAGTACCTTTCTTATTAGACATATTTGTTCCTTATCTATAACTATAACCTTAGTACGTTATTTTATCTCAAATCTCTTCTGGCCTTAGATATTGTATAATAGTGTCTAAGTTCATTAGATAGTTTAGTATAGTTGGATTTTTGAATGGTTCTTCTAGCTCTAGGGCTGTTAAATCACCAACACCTAAGCCAGACTTCCAAACTAGATTAGTTGGTGGTCTTGATGTAGTTGCTAGTTGTATTCTTAACAACTTTATATTATTACCGGGGATTATCTTTGTTCCTAATACCGAGTTATTTGTGGTTGGTGGAGAAGGAGATGATTTTGGTTGTGGGTTTTTTACCTGTTTAGCGCCGCGTATAATAGAGCTTCCTTCAATAGTTTCGGGAAGTTTTGTAGGATCAGCGGGTGTAAAACTATAAACAAGAGTAATCTTATCCTCAATCCCATATTGTCCTTCTTTTTTGAGAGATAAATCCTCCAGTACCTCGATAGAGTTTTTACTCATCAACTTTGTGAAAACAGGTCTGACTAGTTTAAATATCTTTAAATCCTGCTTTATTTTATCGGTTTTTAACTGTTCAAATATATTATCTGAAAGAATAGAAGGATTTAAATTTTGGTATGACTCGCCAAATGTTATTTTCCACAAAGCATGATCAAACGTGTATCTTTTTAGAATATTTTCGAATATTTGCAGGTATCTAAAAAACTCTTCTATCGTGAATATTTGAATCTTAACATAGTTACCTTCTTGGATTATACCGGTATCTGTAAATCTTGGTGCGGTAGCGATCTGCGATATTGTATTTACTTCGTTCTCATCTAAGGAATAAAGTATTTTGGAAGGTCTGAATCTGCGAGGTTCTATATAAATGTCTTCTGTCGTTACAAATACATTTTGATCGATTCCAACTTCAGAAGGATCCTCTGGTAGTTGCAGAGAAAACTTTTCATTCAGAATGCGATATGCATCTAGCTTGTAACTATCAGCATTTGTTGCAAGTTGTTTTAGATTTTCTTCTATCACATCATAAGAAATATAATATTTCCTTTTATTCGAATCGTGATATGGCTCTCTTCTATCCTTCTTGCGCCAATCATCTAAAAATGTCTTAAACCCATTATTATCGCGATTTGTACAAGGATTTGGTATTATTGGATCTTGCACAGGATTGCACAGAACTAGCTTTTCTTTTTGAGTAGCTTCAAATAACGTTGTGTATTGTTCTTCGATAGATTTAAGCCTTTCGTACTCTTCTATTTGAGCTTGTAAGATGGCTTGTCTTTCAGCTATGAGGGCAAGAACATCTTCCGATAATCTAAGACCATTTAAAGATTCTTTTAGTAAAGTAATACTGTTAGTAATAGCAAGAATAAGAATAGCGATCCTTCTTAACGCCTCTGGGTTTATCCTACCGGCGAAGGGGTTCGTGTAATAATCACTGCTTGTTACTCGCGCTAGGGCTGTTGAAAAATAACCCAATGCTCTATCAAGTTCTGATATGCTATTTAAAGCCCCGAGTTCATCTACTAAAACTGTACTTGCTTGGAAAGGGTTTAAAACCTCAAGTTGTTCGAAGGAAAGATTTCCTAAATCGTAAGCATATGCTAAAGGATAATCTTCTTTGTACTTCTTGATACATTCTGGATACTGTAAGCACATATTAAAAAACGTATATTGTTCGCTATAGTCTGGTGTCAAATATCCGCTTGGTACGTTGCCTCCTTCGCGAGAAGGTATATTATCTATCGCTCTAGCCCTAGCATCTGGTCCATATGATTCAACTGCTTGAGCGAAAGAAAGCTCCGCACTTGTTTGTTGACCACTAACTATAAAAGTTTTGACAGGGCCGCCGCCCCGGCATGTCAGACTAGAATACTTTTCACCTGTCAAATCCACTTCTTGTAGTTCGGCTCCAGACGAAACACGCACAGCACTTCTAAGAAAGATAAAAGCCAGATTTAGATTATTTTGGATTATCCTGTCAGTTAAACCGTCTGGACTTCCTCTAAAAACCCATCCTTCGTGGTCTAAGCTATAATCGTAAAATCTATCGTCATATTGATCTATACGTTCACCAGTATTTGTAATCCAATATGGGTCTAGTGAACTGTTGTGTGCAATAATGCTGTCGATCAAAGGGGTACCAGCTTCGGCTATATCAAACATGAGTCCATAAACGGATCTAACTAAGCTCTGAAGTGTCTCGTAGTTTTCAGTTGTTTGAGTTTCAACAGCCCTCGGAAGGATAAAAGACCTGTATATACCAGTTATTTGTTCATCTTTATCTAAAATAAGTTTATAGTTAGCACATTCAACGAAAGGCAATCCATAAAGTCCATAGCATTCACCTCCGAGATTACCGGGTATAGAACCACCATAGTTCGTTTCAGGAGTGTAAGGATTATATTCATTTGCCATTTTAGTTAACCTTATTCTTGCTACTCATAATAGAAACTGGTGCCATACCATCTAGATATTTCTTTTTGAACTTAGCCATGTTTTCTTTAAATGTAATCATCTGAGTACTGATTTCCTGTGCTGTTCTGCTTGCTTTTATAGATCTTGCTTGTTTTATTGCAACATCAGCCTCTATAGATACCAAAGCACCATCAATAGTCTTAGAACCGGGATGTATATGGCTGCTTAAGGACTTATCGAAATCTTGTTGGATTATCACCATGCTATCTAACAATGAGGAGACATCAGTAACAATGTCAGCTAACTCTGTAATACAAGAAGCCAGATTCTTTCCTAAAACCATAGGCTGTAGTGTGCTGTCATCATTCCCAGCAATAATATCTATACCATAGCTAGAAAGTGTTTTACCAATACCACCAACTTGTTCTCTGACAAATGGACCTGTTACAAGTTTTATATTTTCTCTAGCGATTATTCTAACGCTATCAGCTTTTACACCAATACCAGATTTTGCTACTGAACTTAAAGAACCTCTTGCGAGTTCATAGTTATTGTCTATATCTGTAAGTTGTGAAATATAAATGCCAGCAGCATCAGTTTTAAGATTATTATCAGAAATAACTTCTGCTTTTCCCTTCAAATCTGGTGGCATAGCTTTTCCAGCGATTATATAAATCGAACCAGCATTTGTAGCTCCTAAGTTGCCATATCCGCTACTTTTACTTGCTGGTCTATCTCGGCCTATAATAATAAATGCATTATTATCATTTTTAAGTACTTTTTCATAATCCGCTGTATTATGCTCAGGAACATGTTCTTTGATTGCATCGCCATTCAAACCACCACGAAAAGTTCTATTCTTATGTAAAGGATCGTTCTGTACTAATCTAGCATATTCTGGAAAGTAGTTTGGTTCATGCATCTTTCTAGATGATGCAAGCAAACGTATCCTTCCTTTTGTGGAAGGTACATCATCAAAGACAGATCCAGCCGACATACCGCTTTTAAATACATTTTCGGATTCTGATTTAGACATTTATAACTCCGATAATAAATAGAGATTAATATTATATATTATTATAGTTGAGTGTATTCATTACCACTTACACTATTCTTGAGAATATTAGCACATGTGGAAATCAACCCATTTGTTCCGGGCCAATCCCAAGAACCTGCACTAGCTGCGTGTGAACCAGCAACTGAGAATGATTTAAATGCCGTGTTATTCATGTTAGTCATGCGAATATTTTCGGGCATCAAGATACCCTGATTTATAACTCTGAACGGTGGGGAGAAGCCTCTGAACGGGCTACTTGATCCAACATAGAAGTTATCAATATCGTCACCCGTTTTGCTTATATTATTCCCGTGGTTAGGGGATTTCATAATCCAAAAATATTGTGCTTGTGGAAATAATCTTTTTAGTTCTTCGTGAATACCACCAATCGATTTTTTAACACTAGCTGGGTTGAATCCGTCATTTCCACCTATGTTTATTATTATACCATTGTTGGCTATTCCAGCATAGTTTTCCACAAGTGCGTTTTTCAAACCCAATAGTTGACATCCCGCACCGCCGCCGCCATTTAATAAATCAGCCGCTCTTGTACCAGCACATTGCAGATTAGTACCAGCAATAGAAGTAGATGTGCCTGCTTTTCCGCAAGCTTTTGTACCTATTGGCTTAGACATGGAAGCACCTATAAATAAACCGGGACCAGTCTGGGCACCACCGGGATCAGCAGGGACTCCAGTATCACTAAATGAATCACCCGCTCCGCCACCGCCGGTACCACCGCCGCCAGTAACAGTGATTTTAATGTAAGAATTTACGTCTTTCTTGATAAATACTTCTTTTATAATCCCACTTGACATTGTGATTTTATCTTGGAACTCTACGAGTAGCACATCTCCTACTTGTATATTACCTACCATCTTTCCTTTTAAATCATCCAGAGGCGCATAAAACTTACCGGTGTGATTTCTTATCCTAGTTACATCTTTAGTGGGTAAAATAATATTTCCTGTACTTAGATCTACAACACTATCAGGATCAGGTATCGCTCCATCCATATCCTGCATCCTACCTATAACACAAACAAAAGTTCTCGTACCATATGAATCTAGCAGTTGTTTGTGTCCAAGATTAATATCGGATGGCATTTTAATGTCGTTATCGACAGCTATAACTTCTACTAATCTTTCTTTAGGATTTACTTTGGTCGTTGCAAATATATTAGACCGTGTAGTATCTTTCATGGCAGAGAGTGGATCTGCTGCTATTGTACCTAGATCATGAACCCTATTCTTTGGTTTTCTATCCGGTGGTACAAAAAAATCAACAGGATATTTATTTCCGCTCATTTTCTAACCCTTAAGATAGGCTAAATCTGAATCTGTCGCAGCCGCACAAGCTATCATTCTAGCAATAACGAACGCTCCTGTTCCATACGAACCGCCACAGGTTTTTCTGTCTATAGCGGCCCAAGCATTGGCAAGATCATTATTATTTTTAAAGTTCAGGAATCTCTGTTCTTTACCGCCTTCGCCACCATTATAATACGACATTGCTACAGCAGCAGCAGCAGATTCTGATAGCCCTTTACCTTTTGCTCGGTTCCAAGCTGACAAAAATACTTTTTTTATGACTTTAGAAGTCCATAGTGGATCGTTTGGATTCCAAGTACCTATCTCCTCAAACATGGCATAAATATCGTGTGCAGTGGCATCGATTTGAACTGGGCCGAACCCATAGTTACAATATTTACTGGTACATGTAGCTGACCATCCTTTCTCTGGGATGGTGTGCCAGTTGTCGTAAGTTTTACCTTTTATTTTTGAGCTTCGTGGCTTTCTAGCTGATACCAACCCAGATCCATTTAAATGATAGCCAGTGTTTCCTCCTTCTTTGATATACTTTGCACCGCCTTCGTGTATCGAGATAGCAGCAATAATCGCTGGTGGGACTTCTGGGGTAAGTCGAATAACTTCTTTCATCCATTTCATAACCTCGGGATTTGTAAATACATTTTTATGTGAACTAAGATCGCTACAAGGTGGGTCAAATCTACCTTCACATTGGGACGCACCAATATTATTACTATAACAAAATGGATCTTCACCGAAAATAGCAGCAGCGTTCAATGGACCAAACTGAGTTGCTAAGTCTCCACTAAGTGCTGGTCCATTAGGACACCCAACTATAGGCTGGCCCGTTATGGTCAAGCCGGATTCATCACCGCCGCCGTCGCCGCCGCCGATTTGTTGCCAAGTTGAAAGGTCTTTTTTGAGATAAACATCTTTTATAACACCATTATTTCTTAAAAGTTTATCTTGATATTCAACTACAAGCCAATCACCAACTTGTATATTTAAGGCACCTTTTCCCTGTATATCCTCCAGTGGAGCATAAAACTTTCCAACATTTGCTCGTAATCTGGTTGTTTCTTTAAAAGGTATGGTTATGGTAGTACCATCTGGAGATTCATAAGTTTGGTCTGGATCTGGTACTGCCCCGTCCTGATCTATCAGTCTGCATATAGCAGAAATCCAAGTTCTTGTTCCATATTGGTTAGCTACAGATGTATTACCAAAATAGTTAAGATCGCTTGGAAGTTTAACAGCTATATCCACAGCTAAAACTTCTGCTAATCTTTCTCCCTCTTGAAATCCCTCAGTTTCAAAAAAAGAAGCTCTATACGACTCTTTTATTGCTCGTAAGGGATCTTGAGATAAAGAGTCAATATCCTGGGTTCTTAACTTATCTCTAGAACCGGGAGAAACTAAAGCATCTATTGGTGCCTTAAAAGATTCAGCCATATTAATTCCCTCCGTCATTCTGGAGTAGATCGAAAATCTTATCTTTATCCAGTTCGGTGATATCAGCAGCGGCGGTTTCTCGCTTCTGGAGTATCATGGCAATCTTTACAAGTTGTTCATTCGAACGTTGCAGCGTTTCTACATATTTTGCTGCAACGGAACCGGCAAACTTGTGATTTTCTTCGTCTTTGGCTAAAAGACGCATAACATCGTCAAGAAGCTCCCTTGTAACTTCTCTATCATCTTCGATGTTCTTAATGGCACTAGCTATGTGTTTATCTACTTCATTACTCATAGATCTTGGTCCCAATCCTTTCGAAACTCTTGATAGTTTACTTTGAGCCTTTTGAGAGAAGAGACAACCTGCTTTGTATTTAGGCCGGTAATCTCTCTTAGGTATAAGTAAATAGCTTTCTTATTAAAAATCTCGATTTCATGGGCTGATTCAAATAACACTTGTATAGCTTTGATTACTTTCTCATCGTTTGGCTTATCAGATTCTTCCATCCAATCAATCATGTTGGCACGAAGATTATCGATAAGTTCGTTATGTTCTCTAACGTTCTCGTATGGATTATCTTCTGATAAGAACCGTAGCTCTAAATCCTTTGGCATCTCTTGAATGTCAAGTTCCGTCTGATTCTTCTTGGATTTTCTCTTGACCTTATGTATGAACCAGTTCTTGGTTATAACTGAAAAATAAGAGAAAGCTTTTGAGCCTTGACTTACATCGTACTTATCAAGTATTGTGATAAGCCAAATCTTGCATTCATCACGAAGGTAATCGATGTTTGGTAATGTGGTAAACTTATAAGTAAAGACAATCTTATCTACCATCTCATCGAAAGCAGGACCAATCAACTTTACATAAAGATCGGTTCTAACCCTTTTGTCGTTTGTCGCGACGTACTCAAGAATCGCGTTTTCGTGTTCCTGCGTAAAATACTTCTTGGTTGGCTTTGTACTGCGGCTCATTCTCTGCTTCTTCATCATCTTCCTCTTGTTCGTCAGGAAGATCTTGCAATGGCTCATTGGTCAAGTCCATGATTTCAGAGAACTGCTCGATCTTCGATGTGAAATACATACCATGTTCTAACAAACCGCCAAGTGTTTCGTCACCATAGAAGCTCTCTAGTTCGTAGAGACTCTTTAAGTGTGAAGTAAAACTTACTGCTTCGTTATTAAGTTCAGTAATGTTCTTTGATACAAAGTTGATGTTCTTAAGCAAAAATCGTATGTAGGCTACAAGCCCTACGATAAATGCAAGAGATAGTAAGAAAGCTATTGTCCAGCTATTGATCTCAACTATCATCTTCGTACTCCTTGGCCAAAGACCTCTTTTCTTCTATAAGGTCTTTCTTGGTTTGTTCTATGTATTCTATAACAAGCTGACCCGGCTTTGACAAGGAAGATTTAGAACTTTTGCAAAATAAATCTGATAGTTGTCTTTCTAGCTTACCGCTCTGGCCACAATCACAATAGTCAACTGACTCTGATATACCGTGTACCAGAGTCAGCGACTTATCGCATTTTTGGCAGAGATAATCATACCTCGGCATGATCAGTCTTCCTCTTCAGATTTCTCATAGTTGTAGGATTTAGGCTTTGGCATGTTTCTGTAACCAATATCATAATCTTCTTCGGGTATTCTCTTAATGTCCTTTGTCTTCTTATCGCACGGACATATTCTAGGTGGTTTTTCCCAGAGATTATACATTACTTGATATGTTTTAAAACATTCAAAGCATTGAAAGTACCCAGTTCTCAACTCAATCCTCTAGTTCTTCGCCAAAAGAATCGTCTTCAAGTTTGACGATTGGTGGATTCATAACCATCAAACCTTGGTCTGATAGCCTAAACTTAAAACCCTTTAAAACAGGGACTATATCCGATTGCTCCATTAAAGACTTTTGTAGTGCCATCATTAAAGCACCGATTGCTTGATCAGCTAGATTCATTTCATTCATTTTATTACTCCTTTGTATTCTTCATCATACATCATCTTAGCTAGTTCGACAAACTTGACTTTTGGCTCCCAACCTAAATGGTTTTTAGCCTTTGTATAATCACCCAACAAAAATGGTACTTCATGTGGGCGATAAAGCCTAGGATCTATCTCAACATGTTTATCTATATTAAGTTCAGCATGTTCAAAAACTTCATGTAAAAACTCACGAACTGTATGGGTTTCACCAGTAGCTATTACATAATCGTCTGGATTATCTTGCTGTAACATTAGCCACATTGCTTCGACGTAATCGCCAGCAAATCCCCAATCGCGTTTAGCGTCTAGGTTTCCTAGGAAAAGTTTGTCTTGTAGTCCAGCCTTGATTCTTGCTGCTGCGAGCGTGATCTTTCTGGTTACAAATGTTTCGCCGCGTCTGGGAGATTCGTGATTAAAAAGAATACCAGATGTACAAAACATGCCGTAGGACTTACGATAGTTCCTCATTAGGTTATGCGCGAATACTTTTGCATTAGCATAAGGAGAGGCGGGCATCAAGATACTATCTTCATTAAATGGATAGTTTGGGTTATCACCGTACATTTCTGAGGATGATGCTTGATAAAGCTTTACTTCTTTTACATCCCTGAAGTTTCTTATGGCTTCGACAATACCTAGAGTGCCGTTTACTATAGTGTTGATTGTAGAAGCTGGTACGTCGAAAGATACTCTAACGTGCGATTGTGCAGCTAAGTTATAGACTTCATCTGGTTTATACTTTTGAAGAAGCCTATAAAATGACATGGGATCATCCAACTCAAAGTATTCTAACTTGAAGTTTTTATTTTCGAATACAGAATCGATTCTTTCAGTTGCTATCAAGGAAGTTCTTCTTTTTAGACCAACGACCTTATATCCCTTGGCTAATAACAACTCCGTCAAATAAGAGCCGTCTTGTCCAGTGACACCAGTTATAAATGCTGTTTTCATATAACACCTCTTATATTCGGATACATACTTTTAACCCACTCACAGGTTTCTTGCAAGCCTTTTTTAAAAGAAGTATAATATTCTGGTTTCCATCCGAGATCTATGAGCTTTTGATTTGAACTTGGTTTTCTAAACTGACCGGACGGCTTATCTGTCCTCCAGATTATCCTTCCATCATATTCAAATGTCTCACATACCATTTCAACGACTTCTTTTATGGAATGTTCTTCTGTGTTCCCAATATTAATCGGATGTTCACCGTCATAGTTATCTAATAAAAACAATAAGATCCTTGCTATGTCGTCAGAATAAGTGAACTCTCGCAAAGGTGTTCCATCTCCCCAGCATTCAATAGAAGAATGGTTATTTAACTTAGCCTCCCACACTTTCCTGATTAGCGATGGAATAACATGTCCATTATTCAAATCAAAGTTATCATTTTTTCCATACAGGTTATTTGGGATTGCTGTTATAAAGTTACAGCCATATTGCTGTCTATATGCCCTAGACATTACATCAACCATTCTTTTAGCATATGCATAGCCAAAGTTAGAAGGATGTGGAGGTCCGAGGTGTAGTTGATCTTCAGTTAGTGGATAGGTGACATAAGCAGCGTCTGGGTAGACGCAGGTGGACAGTAACGAAACTACTTTCTTTGCTTTTCCGAAACAAGCAGAATCTAATAGTTTATTATTTATTATTGAGTTTTCAACGTAAAAGTCAGCCACATTATCTGTATTAGACTTCACGCCACCAACTCTTGCCGCCAAATGAATGATATACTTATCCTTTATTTCAAAGTCTAAATCATGAAATCTTTTTTTATCTAGATATTCTGCTTCAGGTATAATCCTCCTAAATGAAGACCCTACCATACCAGTACCACCAGTGATCAAAAACATTTTACTTTCTCTTTAGGTATAAGGCATCGCCCCAAGGATGGTTTGACCACATCTTAGTTTCAACTCTTTCAAAACCATATTGTCTCAAAAAACTATCAATCTCTGAAACCAAAGCGCAGTTTTGATAGACATACTCCGTATTTATTTCGGTATATATCGCCTTTACATCCGAAAGATAGTCAGTGGAACCCTTTAGAGCCAACAGTTCCGCTCCTTGTATATCTAGATTAATAAAATCAATCTTTTTATTTCCTAGATCACTCATTATTTTGTTTATCGTTTTAGTCTTTATAGTCTTCTTATCACAATAATGTACGTCTTGAAATAACGAGGAGTGTATTCCAAGATTTAAAATAGAAGATGATTGACCATTATTTGCAATATTAAACTGTGTTTCTATGTCATCGATGTCACTTACTAGTGCATTTACGATGACATTCTTTTCATCACTAACATTATCTCGTAGAAATCGAGCTAGTTCCTCATTTGCTTCAACCCATATTACAGATTCTACACCGTTAGAAAAGTAAGCATCCTTTTCCTCTGCACGGTGCGCTCCAACATGAAGAATGTTCTTGAATCTAACTTGATATCTTTCTTGTATTTCATCAAACGGTATAAGCATATTTAACTCCTTTTTTACCAAGATAAAAGCATTTTTCTTTGCAGTTCACTATTCTTCCATTCTCCTATCTTTATATAACCATCTTGTAAATCTATTTTTTTTAGTTGTATATCGGTATCGGTTAACATGGTGGGATTTAGATGCTCGTTCAAATACAAATCAGTATGAATAAATGATTTTATGTTCTTCGAACATAAAGCAACTGCAACTGCAAAAGTACCAACTCCTGATGAGGCAATATGTTTAGCCGACATAAGAGTAGCAAGGTCTTCGTGTAAGCTTCCTCCCTGGATCCTCACTTTGGGGTGGCGGGCTAGTTCCTTAATAATGGGATTATCCCCTCTGTCAGAGACTATTATAGCCTCTTCAAACTGTTGTAAAATGGATTCGTAGTAGGATAGAGGGTTTTGTACATATGTGTTGGGGGGCCTTGAGCTAAAGATATCCCCTGCCCGTATATGTAGAACAACTGTATCCTCTCCCATAGGTTCATGGTTTGGCAGATTTAATGAATCACTTATGTACTCTAAGCATATGTTTCTTCTTTGGGCGTTTAAATCATCAATATTGCAATCAAAATCTTTTTCATCTGTATTATAAAAGAAAAACCTATTACTGCTTACAATACCTTCGCCAAAGAATACTGGACTCGTCTTGATTATGGAATGATGCAGGGGATAATAGTTAGCACGTTTTAAACTACAATAATAAAGAGCATTGGAAACTTGTTGTATATTATTCCCAAATCTACCATACCATTGACTTACAGTTGGCGTCAAGTCATCTTCCTAAGATCTGAATCTTTCAGGCGTTCCTTCTCTGCTCTAATCGTAGGGCATCGATTACCAGTCTTATATACTAAATCGTAAAAAATCATCATACAAGCCACTTCAACGGTATGGAAGTATTTTGCATGTATTGAAAGCTCTGGGACTCCAACTGGTAATATATTTGATTTTTCACCAGAGATTAAGTATGTTTCGAATCCTCGTTGGTTGGACCACTCTAATGCATTGATAACATTAGCTGAGTTTCCTGAACAGCTAAGTCCGATGACTAATACTTCTTCTTCTCTATCAACTTTAGTTACCGTTTCAAGCCATCTTACAAAAAGATTGTTGTAACCATGATCATTTGCATTTGAAGTTATAAATCCTACACTATCAAAAGAATATACTACCTTATCTGGTACAAGCCTAGTCATATCAGTAGCCGCGTGAGAAGCGACAAAATGTAGACCGCCATTACCGATGAAATAAATCTTTTTTGCCTTATTTACTTTTCCAACGAGAGAATAATATTCGTCTGTTTGTACCAAATGCCTAAACTTGTTATCGATATCTTCAAAATCTACTTGGTCTTGTTGCACCATCGTCTAAATCTCCATAAATATTGTATTTATTTTATCCATAAATAAATCTGCATCTGCTTTAGATAACTTCAAGTTAGGTCTCAAGCGAATAGTTTTAGCAGAAGTTTTATTAGTTAGTATACCATGATTAAGCATTTTTGTAAAGAAAATATTTCTAGTTTTTTCATCCTCAAAATGCATAGACATTAGGAATCCGATATTTTGAAACTTGAAAGCTCCATTTGTAGAAATATTATTTTTGACATATTCAGACATTGTTGACACATTATCCATGATATTGTATGTATCGTAGGCTTTCATAATGTATGTACACCTTACCATATCTAACAAATCTCCTGCCCAAGTTGGCTCCAACATATAGCTATTTACGAATATTTCTGAGTATTTTTCAGTTGCCATAATACCAGAAGTCTGTGTTTTTTTACCAAACACCACTATGTCGGGTATTATCTGTAATGTCTCAAAATACCACAACTTACCAGTAACTGCAAACCCTGTCTGGATCTCATCTAATATGAAAGGAATATCGTGGGTCTTGCATATTATATTGATTTTTCTTATGTATTCTGGATCCAGCAAGATATCTCCTGCCGAGCATTGTATTGGCTCCACCAAGATAGCAGTTATGTCATGATTATCAATAGCTGTCTTGATTGCCTGTGAACCATCCTCCATGTTTACTGTAATAACATGGCTAGCCGGGAATGGCAGAACTCTATTAGAGAAGTGACTATCTCTAGAAGTGCAAAATCCACCATACCCGTTTATACCGTGAAAACTATTAGAAATACAAAGTATCTTGGGATTTTTATGTTTTTTATATAGAATGGCTGTCTTTATTGCCGCTTCAATAGCGAGGGATCCTGTACAACAATAGTGGAAATATTTATAGTTCTTGTTTGTTCCAAACGAAGAGAATTTTTGATCAAATTCAATAGATTGTTCTGTTTGAAATTCACAATTACTAACTTTCCACTTTGATATGTCTCGCATTTGTTGTTCAAACGATTCATCGAATACTGAATCATTATATCCGAGTGGTAGAGAAGAATACATACTAAAAAGATCCAGCATATATCTATTAGTATTTTTGTCAAATAAGTAGCTGCCTTTAGATCTCTGGAAGTCTACATTCACGTTCAACGAGCTATTATTGGTAATATTCTTAATCATAGTTAACCTTAACTAAAACACCATGTATCAAGGTTTCGTAATCGAGTGATATTTTAAGCTTATTTTCATGAAACATACTGATGATTTTTTCCTCATCCAAATCTGTAAAGTTATTCTCTACAGACTTCCTCTGCTTATTGCATGGCAGATGTATTAATGCTCTACCATCTTTCTTTAAAATTCTAGAAAAAGTGTGTATCAGTTTCTGTAGAACGTCCACTTCTGTCCTTACCAGTGTATCAATAGAAAATATAAAATCTACTGTTTGATCTTGAATGTTTGGTAGCTCAAATCCATTAGTTAAATGAAAAGATATTTTATCATTCTTTAGTTTATTCTTAATATACTCTCCACTCTCTTCAAATATATCAGAACATATGACGTTTTTTGCAGATAGAAAATATTTTGTCCATTTACCCGCATAGCTTCCATAATCAAGTATAACAGTATTCTCGTTAATATATCGTAGAACTAAATCATCTTTTATCTTTCTATAGTTTCCAAGATAGTTGTTGCAACTAGTTTTTGCTTCTACATCTTCTGGGTTCCCCCAGACATAACCTTCGTGGTCTAGGTTTTGTGAGATTCTATTAGCCCACTTGGTCTTTTGTTCTTCTACACTATGTCCTGTTGACATTCTGTACTTCCTCTAACGCACTATTCCAGTTAGTAAACTTGATTGCTTTGTCATCGATGTAACAAACAGCTCTTGGCTTCTCTGCTGTTACATCAGAGACAAACTTTTTCATATCATACTTTTCTAACCATTCCCAGACTAGTTCAGTACCAGTTTTACCGTTAATAAGCATCCTATCTTTTCTAGCCTTCGCAGTATAGACTATAATCTCAAACTCTTTGCTAATAGATTCTAGGGCCTCATATGCTCCGTCGATAGGTGTATCATAGATAGTACCATCGTAAAACCCTTTAGAGTTTTTATGAATCACACCATCAAAATCAATGGCTATCTGATAGGTTTCATCTGGGTAAGAGTGTTCTCTTATATTTTCTGGAGTATTATTCAATTCCTATGGTCTCCGTCTGGATATACATGAGGAACATCTTCTCTGCTAACGGCCAGCCTAACTGCCGGTTTATCACCTATAGCTGTTATCTTATGCACCTTGCCCTTCGGTATGAATACAATATCACCCTTTTTGATATTATGGGTGGCATTCTCCACTTCCCATTCCCACTCGCCATCGAGGATATACCACCATTCATTCCAATCTGGATGGAAATGTCTGCGGTTGCCTTCTCCCGGCATTTGTTGAATAACAGTTGCACTATTGTTTTCAGTATTTACGACTCTCTTACTCCAAGAGTTAGAAACACCAAACTTGCTACGAATATCAGATATATTTACTTTAAGATGATTAGCATCATGTAAATCGTTTACAGAAACTCCATCTTTTACTAAGATATTGGGTACATCGGCTTCTGAGTGGTATTCGCCATAGAATTGTGGTTTATAGTTTCTGATACCTTCTAGGTTTCTAGCAACAAGATCGGCAATGATAAAATCTTCTTCGTGATGTATGTCAAGAGTTTCGATCCCGTCCACTTCGTAAAAACCTACATTTCCAATAAAAGTTCTTGGTTTTAAATCTTCACTTATATTAGTGAGTGCGCTAGTTCTCCACCCTGTTATGCCCCAACATACCTCTTGAACTGGCTTAAGTTTCTGAGACTGTGTGAATAGGTGATCAAAATCGAAGTTTACAGGACTATTATCTTTTAGGATCATTTCCTGTTCCGTCTTAATAGATACAAGAGTGTCAAAGTTTGATTGGCACATCTCTGTGACAAACCCTTTGATTGTTTCAGGTTTTGTGAACGGAGATGTGGAATGTAACATAAAAATGTAATCTGACTCTACAGAAGAACAGAAATCATTAATAAAATGTTCATGCGTGATTGTGGGGTCACTTAAAGATTCCTCTCTCTTATAAAACTTAACTCCTAACTCTTCTGCAATAGAGCGAAATACATCTGACGATGAATTGATATATATTTCGTCAAATATGCCGCTCTGTTTAGCAGATTCTATTACATATGCCGGTAGTATTTTGTTGTTCAAAAGTCTTATATTCTTGTTCTTGCATCTTTGACTTCCTAGTCGTAGAGGTATAACAGCAACTATTTTATTTCCATTTAACATAATTTATCAAGCTCCCGATTTTTTCTATTTCTACTTTAACTATATCTCCATCTTTCAGATGGATTTTTCTACAACCTGCCGACGCTCCCGTGATGATTATATCATCTTCCTCAAGAGTAATATATTTACTAGCATAGCTTATGCATTTGTAAATATCATAGTATAAATCCGACGTATTACAATCCTGTACTATGTTTCCGTTAACATAACTCGTAACTCTAAGATTAGTTACATCTGTATCAGGAGATATTAACGTGTCCCCTAGTGGTAGAAAGGTATCACAGCATTTTCCATAAGCTAAATCTTCAGACCTTTTAAGTATATTTGTACGATTGACATCGTTGCATATAGAGTAGCCTTTTATATGCTTATGAGCTTCTTCATAAGTTACGTTATTAGTTCTTTTAGATATAACAACTGCTAGCTCCGACTCGGCCCATATATATTTGGTATCGGATGGAACAATAATATCTGTTTCATTTCCAGTAATACAGTTATTACTTTTGATAAATAATACAGGAGTTCTTTTTCTTTTATTGAACATACAACGATGATTTCCACCAAATCCTAGGATGATATTTGGTTTTTTAATCGTAGTCATTGTATTAAATCCAGACTATTTTCATAACTTTCGAATCTGGGATCAGACAAAAAGATTCCTAACTGTCGATCAACTGATATACGCTTATCTTGATTAAAAAGATTGTACTTAAAATGTCTAAACTGCTTGTCAGGATCGTGCTTGCTATTATGCCTAAACATCTGTATTATATCTTGTTTAGAAAATGTTTCGTATCCTGTCTGATACAAAGATCTATAAAAATCAATACCTGTTATGTATAACTCTGCTAAATCTGAACTTAGCAAGTCGCAGATCGCAACCATTCCAGAGTTCAAATGACACCCAATATTATGTTTTGTGCTGTAATATGGTTCATTTGGTATAAGTCTGACGTTAACATTACTGTTATTAAGTGTATCATGTACGTTATGTGCTACCGATGCATTATAAAAGTCTTCTGACTCTGGGTAAGTTGTTGAAACAAACTTGATCTTGTTTTGTTCCCAAAGTCGGTAATCAACCTCTAGCTTACCAGTTCTCGGATGACTTGCGTTGATATATCCGGTAGAAAAACAAGCATATAGTATATCTGTTCTATTACCGATATATTCCTCTTGTCCCTCAAGATGTGACACTGCACGATTCAGCCTGACAACTACATCGTAACTATCAATGCAATCGCCATTCTTCTCTTTGAGGACCGTATCCGAGGGACCAACCAGAACAACTCGCTTACCAGCTAAATATTTCTTGTAGTCTTCTTCATGAACTATCGGCATATTACATCACTCCAATAAGACATCTTAAGTTTACTCATATTATATCTTATATTAATCATCTTGTCGTACTCTGTCAATAAAAAATCTTCTGTTACTTGTTCCCAAGAATCGATCAACAATATGGGTAAATCAGAAAACTCATTCATATGTATGCTTTTCAGTACTATAGGGATTGACCTTAAATATAAAGATTCCCAAGTCCTATGGCAGTCTACACCATTTCCTCTGGGAGATATAACAAACTTATGGCGTGAGATGTCGTTATAATATTCCTTCCAATCAAGATTACTTTTGAACGTGACCCAGCTTTTATCTCTAAATAAGTCGATCACTAGATTTCTCTCGGATCGATATGTTGTTGGGTTGATGTTCAAATATACAAGCTTATCGTGTTCTTGTTTCTGTGCAGACAGTTCAATAATATATTCTTTTTTGGAAAATCCATTTTGTGGTAAAGTAGAATATCTTCCAAACTGGCTCTGAGCGTTGAAAACCGGTTCAAAGTTTTCTAGTCCAATAGGCAAAGAAATGAGATTATCATTATTAAAATCTTTATTTTGACAAAACCAAGTCCTTGCCCTAGGACCAAAATCATATACTTCTTTAGTTATATGATAATCACTATTATGAGTTATAAAAGTGTCTACTATTTTTCCTTTGTATTCAGGAATATAATCAGTCTTACAAAATACTATATTGTCTGTGTTCGATTCATTAATGAATCTATTACCACATATGTAGTCGTCTTCATCGACCTCATAGTTTAACAAACTTTCTTCTAGCATTTGGAGGCTAAAATGTCCTCTACTAGTTTGTCTATCTGGTTCTTGTATTGTGAATATGGACGAATAGAGTGACAATCATAAAACTCGTTTCTGTCAAGCATAGATGTATCATAAACGAAGTTACTTCTGTCTAGTCTATGTCCGTATCTACCGCCATCTCTTTCAATAAATTTAATATTATTATAGCCAATATTGATTTTTTGAAGTATCTTGTTAGTTGCATACTGTTCGTCAGCAAACCAACTAGTTTTACCTGTTAGGTGACCACCGGGATCAGAACCCAGATTACTTGAATGTACTTGCCAAGCTGACATTTCCCAATCTAATGGAAGATCTAATACATCCGTAAATACAGAACCTTTGGCTATATGATAACAGGAGGGGAACTTCTTATATTCCCCAATAGAGGGATCCAAGTGAACATAACTGTTATCTTCAATAGAACTTACTCTATCTAAAAAGTATTCCCTAGAAATAGGAAACATATCAATGTCTGATATAGCCCAAGTCGTTTCTGGCTCAGTTGAGGGATGAAAATATCTAACCCATAAAGTCTGCAAGTATACTGGTACTCCTTCCACTGGTTTGTACTTGTACACTTCACCGTATTCTGTCGTTGGTTCATATTCTGAGTCTGACACATACAGTAATACGGGGGTAATACCAAACTTTTCCTTCCATACTCTTGACACAAGTGGCCAGAAATCTAAATAAAATGGATTGTCGTCACTTGAAACTATAGCTTTATCTATTTTCATTTGATGTCCTCGTCTTTTATATGGCTCGTAGCAGAAGAGCTTCTACTCCAGTCCCAATCTTCTCTTACCATCTTATTATATTCCCAGATATTTGTCAAGAATTTAGTATTTATTTGTTTTTGATTCAAAACATGTATTAAAGAGTTAATATCTTTAGGAAAACAGGTACCTCCGAATCCTCTCTGTCCATCTGGTCCGGGTACCTTGGTATGAGAACGACCAATCCTTTCATCTGTGCATACGCCTTCAACTACATTCTCATATTCACATTCAAATGCTTGGCATGTATCATATACTAAGTTGAAATAAGAAACTTTCATTGCAAGAAACGTATTAGCAAAATATTTAATCATTTCAGATTCTTTACTTTTAACAACCTGTGTTTTAGAAAATGGTTGTATAGATTCAAAGAACTCTATTAGGTTACTGTCTATTTGCAAGATATCAGAACCAATAATATTTCTGGTTGACTTAGCGAAATCTTCTACGGCGTTAGCTGCTGTAAGAAACTCGGGATTATGTATTATCTTTAAGTCCTTCCTTTTCTCTTGCAGCCTGCTTGTAGTACCGATTGGAACTGTTGATTTAATAGCTATAATACAATCTACACCAAGTGGAATATTTTCAAAAAAATACTCCAAAATACTCAGATCGCACTCAGCACCCTCGGCTGTCTTCATAGGTGTTGGAAGACATATGAAAACTAGATCACAATCCCAGATTTGTTCTAGGCTATGCGTGCTTTTCTCTGGTGTGGTGTCGTATACTAAAGTCTCATATTTTGTTGAAACCGACTGTCTTACAGCATTACCGACAAACCCATTTCCTACAATCCCAATCTTACTTATTGTCATTTATCCACTCCTCTAATCTAACGGTTGGCTCCCACCCAAGCAAAGTAGAAATTTTAGTAATATTGGCTTTAGTAATACGTGATTCTCCGATCCTGGCGGGTATGTGTTCGTGTCCACCTCCGATCATTTGTACTAACTCCAAAACACTGTGATTCATGCCAGTTCCCACATTCAAAACTTGTCCAAGGATATCAGGATTTTCAGATGTTGCCGCAAGTATATTAGCTCTCACTACATCTCTAACGTGTGTGAAGTCTCTTCTCTGTAAACCATCTCCAACAACAGTCATATTTTTACCTTCTCTTGCTTGTTTAATAAACAAACCAATAACTGGTGCATATTGACCTCTTGTTGGATGCCGTTCACCATATACATTGAAATATCTGAATATTACCGTCTCCAGATTGAATAGATTATAATACATCTTACAAAGATATTCACCCGAAACTTTTGATACTGAGTACGGGTTTAGGCAATCATCCGGCATGTCTTCTCGTAGAGGCGGCTCGTTTTTTAGTCCATAGGCAGAACTAGTAGATGAGTATACAACTCTTTTAACTCCTGTCTCTCTTGCAGCTTGGAGTACATTGCATGTACCAAGCACATTTGTCATAACTGCTTTAGAAGGATCCAATATAGCTGGTTGGATTCTGGCTTCTGCGGCTAAATGGAAGACATATTCGACATTCTCCATAACTCTTTTAAGACTTTGAAAATCGCATATGTCTATCTTATGATTTTCCGCTCTATCGTTCCAATAGAAACTTTCGTGAGCATCGGAAGATTCATTGTCTACCACAACAACATGATACCCTTGCTGGATCAACTCGTCTACCAAGTTAGAGCCAATGAATCCGGCCCCACCGGTTACTAATACTTTCTTCATTTCGTTTGTTCCTGTAAAAATCTAAAATATCCAAATTTTGATTCTCTTGGCATCAAAACCCTTTCTGGTGTAGTGGTTTTAAGTTCTAAATGAGGGTCAAACACCTTAAATGTTTGCCAATCTCCATATTTATTAGCTCTATCTAAATCAAATCTTTGGTGCTTATCATACTTGTGAATCATTATCGAAAATATCGATTGGTCACATCGATGCTGTATACATTTGCCATCAATACCATCTGGTTTATCTACACCGACATTTGGTAGAAGTGCATCCGGTGTTTTGGAATAGTAGTACATTTCTTCTATCATATTACGATTAGACTGATCGATCTGATATACCTGAAATCCGGCCCAATATTGTGGCATGATCTCCGATCCCTCTGAACCATCAATAGTACTAAAACACTTTTTAGTAGTCCAATATTGATTACTTAGAATTTCTTGTGGATATGGCAAGAATAAGGAGCCTTCTTCTAAATCATTTTCAATATTATTAGCAGAAGAAACAAAGCAATTTGCTGAGTCTGAGTAGATGAACTTGTCACTTCTACTCACAACGTCATTCAGAGCATATGTCTTATAAAAAAATGCTCCCGGTTCATAAGCGTATTCGGTGATTTCAGGAATCCTTATTAGATTAACATTTTTTAGTTGCCTAAAATAATCTAACTCTATTTCGCTTATCTGGCCAAAATGGTAAAGATAGATATTCTGATCGTATGAATGAAACTTATAACTTCTTAAAAGATTTAAAGCATTTTTAGCAAACTTGCCATTAAAAACAGTTACTAAATCCATCTTTATTTACTCTTGTATTGAGTCATATATTGCTTAAATACTTTCTTTTCTTCTTGCCTTTTAACATCATTGTTTTCTTTACTAGTGCTTATACCCTTTGGATTATAATAATATACTCCCAATATCTCTGGGTGCTTGATAAACTGTTCTCCAGCGAAAGCACATTTCAACCAGAAATCCCAATCCCCAGCAGACCGATAAGTTGTATCAAAAAAACCATGTTTTTCGTGCAGAGATCTGCGCCACATTGGATTATTATGAGGCAGGTTTCCTCTAAGCATTGCTTCCTTCGAGAAAGTTTCGAAGTTATATCTTTGTGTCCCATCTGGTATTTCTTCAAACATGGTATTTGGTTTGTGAACTACATATGAGTCGTTATATACAACAGAATATTCCGGGTTAGCGGCTAGAAGCTTAGCTTGTTTTTCAATACCATTATTAATCCTACGGTCATCGCAGTTAATGTTTGTAATGAACTCGCCGGTTGACATCTGGATTGCTTTGTTCCAAGTATCGTAAATACCACCGTCTTCTTCAAGACGCTTGTATATAATATTATTTGGATATTTATCAATGTACTTCTGGATCACTTGCTCTTCGTAGTCATCTCCAGTTCTATTGGCATTCAAGATAATCCACTCGCACTTATCCTGAAATACTGTTTGTCTGGTAACATCTTCCATAAGTTGTTCAATGTGTTCTCCTGCATCAAATACAGAAGTTACTAGCGAAATCTTTGGAAGCTGTTCTGTTGTAATAATAACCGGAGGTTTGACACGGGAACCATATACACTTTCGATAACTGAATGTTCTATTTTAGTGGAGTTGAAAGCTTGTTCTATATTCTTAGCCACCACTCTCGATCTTTCTAGCCATTTCTTGTACTTAGTTCTTGCCTGACGTACCCTCTGTTTGTAAGACGCTTCTATAGGAAAACACCAAGAAGAATCTTCTTGGACAACTCCATCCCAGACTGCTTCCTTTTGAACTCTTCCAAGTGTGAAGTCAACAGGTAAGAATCCTTTTGTTAGTTCTCCCTTTTCGTTTGGATACATTAGAAAATCTAACTCCCCTGACCAGCCGGGAGCAACGATTGGTTTACCGGTCTGAGCAAACTCAAACAAAGGTAGTCCAAATCCCTCGCCGTGGGTGGCTGTGACCATGCACTTGATAGCAGGATGGACGTAGAGACTCTTCATTTCTGCCTCGCTCATATCGCCGTGCAGAAGTTTTAGGGAGCATTTCCGTTTGGCTGGATCTTGTTTGATTGAGTGCAGAAGAGCGGTCAAACGATTTTGTGTGAACTCCCTATCCATAATGTTATTACGACGATGACTTGTCTTTACAACAAGCACAACATCTTCTTCCCAGTTTTCTTCTAACCACCAGCGAATGGCGTTGTCCATATTCTTTCTTGGACCCCATTGACCGACGAGGATGTAAGCAAAGTCGTCTTCCCAAAGTCCAAGTTTATCTGCAAAGTCTGGGATTGTTTCAATATCATCGCGAACAGGGTAAGGGATAACTTCGATTGGTGCTAACAACTTTAATGTTATTGGATTACCAAACTGATCCTGTCCTTGATAAGTCGTGTTTTCAAATCCTTGTTTTGCAAACTGTGATGGTACTATGATCCTGTTCATTTCGTTACATTTCTGTAACCATTCCGGAGATACCTTCGTAGTTTCTATTCCAGCAGTTACACCAATATTTATTGAGGCCATTCTCTCAAACTCATTGGGAATACATATTTGAACCGAGATTTCAAAAGCTGTTTTTTGCTGCAATAATGGTTGTGTTAATGCTATTCTATTATCAACCCAAGACCTGAAATCACTAGGATCAGAAGTCCAGCCAGTGTGCCCCCAACCTGTTGGTATAATGTAGGTCTCAAAGAGGTCTTCTCTTTGTCTTAAAGCTCGCAAAATCATTCTAGCATGTTCACCATACCCACTCTGCGATAGTACTGGACCTCTTACTATTACTCGTTTTTTCATACTATTTCCCTCATTTCCCAAGCTTGGTAGTTTTGTCTTGTATCCCAAGAACCGTGTTTATTAATAACATGTTCAAAGATTTCAAGCCACTGTTTTTGGAAGTTTTCAAAGCTATAGTTTTTTAGTACATGCTTACGTCCGTCGAGACCTATTTCCTTACGACCTTCTCTAGTCATGGTATGTGACATGATTAGAGCATGTATGAAATCTTCTTTAGATATTCTATCTTCGTAAATATATGGAACATCCTGAGAGCCTATGATAGCTTTCGAAGCAGGCTCAATAGGATATCCAAAATAGTTTCCTTCCTCGTCCTTAACTTGTTCCTGTAGTCCTCCGGTCATATTTACAATGATTGGTGTTCCGCACGAAAGAGATTCTAATGTTGCTAGTCCAAACCCTTCCGCATCAGAAATATTTATCGTGAAATCCACGGCATTATACATAACGGCTAAATCATGAGGTTGTACCTTGTCTCTTGAAATCATAACAGTTCCATCGCCTAGTTGGAGTTCCCTCACAATCGTATCTAGATCTTGTCCGTTCGGATCTTTTGAGTCAGTGTGCAATATTAATCTAACGTTTTCTCTCCCGACTTTATCAGCGAACTCTTTAAACCACCAAATCAAAGATCCAGACATCTTGCGGCGAGCATTTCTATTATTCCAGAAAAAAACTGTTTTATTTTTATGATCTTTTCCGAAATGATTTTCTCTAACAGAATCGATAAAGTCTTTATCCATAGGCTTAAAAACATCAGTATCGACTGCATGAGGAATATATTTAGTTTCTACTTCTGGGGCAACATTCCTAACGATCTCATCAGTTACTTTTGAGATAGTAGCGATAAAATCATTAGATTCATAAAAGTTTTTATTAAATCTTGGAAGAGGGAAGTTATCCCAAACATGATAGTAAATCATAGGAACAAGTGAACGAATCTCGTTTTCCATATCCCAGAGCCATACATAAAATCGTGGGTCTGTCATGAACCAAAGAACATCTGGCTTGTGGGTCCAGAGCAAAGAACGTACCATTTCCTGCGTGCCATAACCATCGACAGGAAAAATAGTCAAATCTTCTCCCCATTGTTCGGTCCTCTGGGGATTGTAATCGGCGTGCTTCACGGCACCACCAAAACAAATGATTTGGTACTTACCGGTTTTTAAAAGTGTTTCGATGACATATCTTGTTTGAGTTCCTACACCCGATGGAGCATATGGGTGATCAGATATTATAAATATCTTTTTCTTTCTTTCTATCATTCATTCCTCATTTGCAGTTTTCAGTTTTATAGAATGGACAGAACTTACACGAAGTTCTATTCTTATAAAACTTTTGTCTTTCTATGTTTATAATCGCATTTCGTAATGCTGTCAAGGCATTATTGATCTTTTTTTCTCCGCTTGTAACTCGGAAAATCTCAACGTTATCCTTCTTAGCTGTTCTCTTCAGCAATCCGAAGTAAGTCTCAATATTCTTTGGATCAATATTATGTTTCTTGGCCCAGAAATGTTTGTAAAATGTCAACTGATAGGAGATAATCTTATCTGACTTCTTTTGAGCATCCCAACCCCAAGAACAGGTCTTCCAATCAATAATGTGGTATTTTCCGTCTGGCGTCTTGATAATAAAATCGATGAAGCCTTTGAACTTTATCTCGGAGCCTTCGATCTCCTCCATCAAGTCCTCTTCTGTCACGACGACTTCGAAACCGGGAAACTTCTTCTGTAATGCAGGCAGATAAGACGAAATGATTCCTTTTGCTTGAGGAATCATAGCATCATATTCTTGCTGGTTTACAGAGATACCTTCTGAGAGGAGCTTATTCTTTCCGTCTTCGAAGATCTCTAGAAAATGCTTTTCAGGATCAAAGCTTTCGGGTTGACCTACACTATTCTCACAAACACTATGAATAGCAGTCCCAAAAATAGTATAGAGGGATCCAGTGAATCCCTCTAAGTTATCGATGTATTTTAGTTTGTGATGAAAGGCACATTCAGACCAAAGCTTAAACTCTGAGAAAGAGATATGCCCTTTCACGTTCCCTCCGAAGGTTCTTCTACAGTTCCTTCGGAATCTTGTTCTGCCGACTGCACTTCACGCTCAACATCGTCTAGTGCTTGACGGTAGCCACGAATCCAGTTTTCCTCGGCAAGTGCCAAAACAAAATGTGGAAACTCTTCAGCCATAACTTCCACAATCATTTCTACCGTTACTTCTCGATTTTCTGGATTTAACTTATTACCAACGTACTCTACAATCATCTTTTGTAGTGGAGTTTCGGGTGCTACTGCCGACTTTAGCAATGGATTTTCTTCTTCGTTAGACATTTTACTTCCTTATAGTACTTTAGCAGCTATCGTTGCAACATCGGAACGCTCGCCCTTGCGAAGTGTAACGTGTCCAGCGATTGAGAACTCTTTTAGTTTTTCTACTGCGTGGGTTAGACCAGATGATGTTTCATTTATGTAAATGTTATCGATCTGCTCAACGTCACCAGTTAGAACAATCTTGGTGTTCTCGCCTACTCTAGTCAATATAGTCTTAATCTCATGGCTTGTCAAGTTCTGGGCTTCATCAATAATGATAAAAGCATTGGAGATCGAGCGACCACGGATGTAAGTCAAAGCTTCCATCTCAATAAGTCCATTTGCAATATATTGGTCAAGTGTCGTTTGGTCATCACCGGTCAAAAACTTTAGGTTGTCTTGGACAGGTGCTAACCAAGGAGCCATTTTCTCTTGCATTGTACCGGGAAGGAATCCAATATCTTTACCCATCGGCATGACAGGACGAGAAACTACAAGCTTTTTGTAAATGCCGTTATTTAACGTCACTGGCTTCCTAGAGGAAGCGAGTTCCGTGACGGACATTGATGTGATTACCTGTTGAAGTCCCGCCGCAATGGCTATCAGGGTCTTACCTGAGCCTGCTTTACCCACAAGTGAGACAACCTTGATTTCAGGATCCATTAGGAGGTCCAAAGCAAATAGTTGTTCTTTGTTTTTTGCCTTAATACCAGAGATTGGATTCTTAGGTTCGTTGACTCTCTTCAATGGATAATCACGGCCACGAAAACGTGCGATTGCTGTCTTCTTATCGTTTGCTGATGAGATAAGCATTAAGTATTGGTTTGGATGAAGCAAATCTTGTTGTTCATCTTCCAAATACATCTTCTCTCCAGAGTAGAACTGATCGATAAACTGATCGTCTACAAGAACATCTGCTAAGCCAGAATACAAATCGCTTTGATTCTCGATAATCTTATCATTGGTATAATCCTCCGTTGTCAAACCAACAGAGTTACCAATAACTCGCATATTGATATCGTTTGAAACAAGAATGACTTTCTTCTTTGGATCTTCGCGAGAGATCTGTACCGCTGTAGCGATGATCAAATGATCTGGGACTTCTCTGTCAAGCTCCATAGGAAAACTTTCATTCCAAAAAGTATCATCCTTACCTAAGCTAATAACTTGGAGGATTCCCTTACCCTTACCCAAACGAACACCTTTATCTAGATCTCCTCTTTCGCGCATTCCATCGAGGGCGCGAATGATAGACCTAGCATTGATGCCAACGCTATCCTGTCTCTTCTTATGCTTGTCGATTTCTTCCAAAACCTTGATAGGTAAAACGATGTCGTTATTACCGTACTTTTGAATGCTCTCGGAGTCTGTTAGACAAGCACTTGTATCGAGAACGTATGTTTTCTTAGCCATTATATTGTACCTTTACCACTTTAGGATTTGAGCTGAATCTACCCAAACAACAGTTGTTTCTTTATTACGATTTATCAGATCGTCACAACCGTCGATGTAAGTAGTTTTAACCTTGATGGCTGTCAACTTTCTATTTGAAGGATCAAACCAAGGCAAGGTGTCAACTATTGTATCCTTTGTAATGATACAGGTACGATTTCTGATTGGGTACCAGTAGTTATACTGTCCTAACTCTGACAGGTGGCACGGAACACCACCCCTAACCATATTAGTTCTAGTAGGAAATCCGAAACTCATTTATTTTCCTTTTGCGGCATTTGCATTGGCAACCATTTCTGAACTGCTTTGGATTTTACCGCCGCCGATTTCCCAAAGCATCGTAATACCTAGTTCATCACAAACCGCCATTTCTGGCGTGTTCTTATTAGTCCTGTCACCACCGTTGGCAAAGTATGTTGGCCTCAATCGCCGGATTGCTTCGCAAACGGATCCGTCAGAATCATCGACAGCTTCGACCCTATCGACTTCTGCGTATCCTTCGATTATTTCCTTACGCTCTGTCCAAGGCATAAAGATATAACCTTTCTTGCGAAGCAACCAAGCATCAGAGTTTGCTACAACAATAACCTTACCATATTTGGCAGCTTCTTTGATCATTCGAAGATGACCGATATGAAGTGGATCGAATCCACCAGAAACCATTATTGTTTTTTCACTCATTTATATTTTCCATTAGGCAGATAGCAAGTTCAACCGGTTCTTCGACAACCAGCTTCTCAACTATGCCTAATGACAGTATAACATATGTCACGACGGTTGCAATAGTCGAACCAAAAATAGTTCCCAAAACAAATGAGAAATATTGTTTTACCATGAATCTAATATTTGAGACTATGCTGCTCATATCAGTAATAACTAGCCGCCAAAATAAAAAGAGGAGGCCGAAGCCTCCTCAAAAAATCAGTTCACGGTTATCTTTCGTGATCTAGATTCTGTTGGTTGTAGCGGGGGCGCTACGATTGTTAGAATCCCGTTTGAATAACTAGCTGCAATACTATTCGCGTCTAGATGAGATGGGATTCTCCAACGACGAGTGAATGAGTTCACAAATGCATTGGAACCTTCTGGTTTATTATAAGAAATAGCAAGGATTCCTTTTTCGTAGGAAACGTCAATATCACTTCTTTCTGCGCCGGGTGTGCTTAGGGTAAGAGTAACTGACCCATCCTCGTTCTTGCGCTCAGTAGAATAAATCCTATCCATGTTATCCCTCAAACCAAAACTATCGCCTGTAAATAGGTTGTCAAGCAACCTATCGAGCGGTGCAGAGTCAAAAAAGTTCCCCACTCTAGTTGGGGTTGCGATTGCTGTATACATAAAAACCTCCTGTTATCTACAGCTTAGACACGGCTACTGTAGCGTCAACAGGAGGTTTGATTATTTCTCAAAAAATCTTTCTATTCCAAATCGATTCTTGAGTTCATAAAACTTTATTTCTGGAAGTCCCAGGAAGTTCATTGCCTCGCCCTGAGTTCTAGAAGCTGAATATGCAAACTTGAATACTGCTTCTCTGACTATATCTGTGATGGCATTCCAAATAGGGACTCCGTAGAGTCTGTTGTTTATTGGACGGGAAGATATCTCTAACTTTAGAGCTACCAAGTCTTCTAAAGGCAGATTAGAAAGCATGGCTTCAAACTCATCGTTTGATTTACCTTCTTTGCGAAGCTTAGAAGAGATAGAATAGTTTTTGTATTTTCCCTTATAAACTCGCTCTCTCTTCCAATGCATCAGATTTTCACTTGAGGTGCTTGTGGGTTAGCATTTAGCTCTGATTCGAAACGATCAAAGTAGAGCATCAAGTTCTTAAGTAGATAAGTTTTGAACACAGAGCGTTCTGAGACACCACCATCTTTGACAAGTTCTGGATATGCTTGCGATAGCTCAGGTACTTTGTCGGTGGAAACACGGCTGTCTGGATCAATCTTCTTAAACATATCAGCAATCTGCTTCGATACAGAGTTCATTGTTTCCATTGCTTGCTGACGACCTGTAGTGTCTAATCCCTTATCATTCAGACCTAGGTTTTGTGAAAACTCTTCTTCTGGTGATAACTCAGGCTCTGCCTCTTCGGGTTCTTCTTCAGGTTCGATTTCGATGAAACCTTCAGGTGGTGGATCATCATCACCAAGATCGATATTGATCTCTTCTTCTAGTTCTCCTTCTGAACTTACTGTATCACTTTGCTCACCGGGACTAGCTGACTCGGTGTCCATGATATCCTCTACGGAAGCAAGAACATGAGCCTTGTAAGAATCTCTTTGCTTAATATCTGTCGTTAAAGACTTGTAAGCTGACTGAACAACTGGTACAATATTACGAAGCAAGTCACGAAGGAAGTTCATAGCTGTAATATCAAGCGGAGCATCGGGTGAAGCCGAGCCTGTCTTAGCCTCAAGTTGTAAAGATTTTGTCTTGATCACTTGACCAAGGATGTGAATCTCCTTATTATTAGATTGTAATCCTTCAGTGATCTTCTTCTTTAGAAATCCTCTGATAGCTTTTCTAAGCATTTGTTCTTCTAGTATTTCTTGTCTGCTGATCATGTAGTGATTCCTTATTATTGACTATATAAATA